AAATAGTCCTTGTGCCAAAACGTGGCGCTGATGCTAGCGCGCCTTGATCCTTAAGTATCGCTTCAGTGGCCGTAAGCTTATGGCCGCTTAGGTGTTCTACCGCTGCCTCGATCATGTCCTCAAAGTATGGATATCGTATCTTGGGCGGGCCATCTGGCATTAGCTTGACTAGCATAGGCATGCTATTGCCGTTATGAACTTCGCCCTTTAAATGCCGGAGCGTGGCTCCGGGCTGCAATACAAATTCCCTTTCGCCGGCCGCTTGGGCTATTGCCACTCTTGGCGATGGTTCAGCTAGCTTTACCTCTTCGCCGGCTTTCCCGCCTGCCATGCCGAAATAATCCTCCCACACTGGCCTTTCCTCCTTTGGCTTGACTTGGATTAAGTCGCCAAAATGCTCCCTAACCGCCTCTATGAATTCACGGCTGGCTGTCATTTGGATACTCGCTCGAAATAAGCTCACTAGCCATTTGGAGCGGCAATAACGGCCAATCGTCCCGCGTGATTTCAGCCTCAGCTAGCGATTTCATAAAGCCGCGAAATGAGGCTACAAAAATATCGCCCGGCCCCCATTCATCGCCCGGTTTAATCTGAGCTTCCTTCATGGCCGGATAGACGGCCCCGCCCGCATCTAATAAGGCCTGCGTAGGCATATCGGCCTTGGCCAATGCGGCGCAAATGGCCTTTACAAAGCCAATCTCTGCATTGAAGGCTGTTTCATGCATTTCCTTCAATGGGCACAATCTAGCCGGTGAGCCAAAGCGCTCATTGAGCGAGTTAGCCTCATTAATTAGCACTTGGGCCAATTGCGTTAATAGCTGATATCGCGTCATAGCCTATTTTCCTCCGAAAACCATATCTTAGCGCCTATTTTGCTTTTAAATCGTTAAGAGCGGCTACTAGCTTTAGTCTTTCTAAAGCGAGCCTTTGCAAGTCCCGATTTAATAAATCTTGCTGCTCTTGATTCTTCCGGATGAGGTATTCCGCTACCGCAATTTTGTTATGCGGGTTTATGTCTAGGATGCATAGATTGCACATTTAGCGCCTCTTAAAGCTCGAATATGTCCCTTGCTGCCCGCCAAGCGCATACCCAGCCATATTTCACCTTATCCGATTTTAGCTCATGCCAGCCGGGAATAGGATCGCCATTAAAGGCCTTTCCGCCAACTCCCTCGCTATATGCCTCGAATAGCTTTTGAGCGGCCCAAAGCTCCTCTATGTCGATTTGATCGCCTTCAACCTGCAAATTGCCTCACTAATACCAGAATTTCAATATCGCCCACATGCCGATTAAGCCTAGGCCTAATAATAGCATTATATAAGCGTCTAGGTTGTCCATGTTACTCAACCCGCCAGCATCTATAGCCGGAATCAGTTTTCCATACTGCGAACTTTTTCCCGCCCCTTGAGGCCTTATAAGCGCTAGAATGCGCAGAGCGGCCTATTTCTTCAGGAAATAGGAAAGAATCGCCAATCTGCATTTGGGACCATGGGTATTTGGGCTCCCTATTGCCATTCCGACCGCGTCCAACGCGCCTTGGGATGGGTATGCCCCTTTGTATCCTAATGCGGATCATGCTTCCTCCATTTTTGGGAGCGGGGGCCGGAGTTGAACCGGCCTGCGAAGATAATGAGCCTTCTGAGTAACCGCTACTCTACCCCGCATTACCAAAAGAAAAACCGCCAAAGTTGCCCTTGGCGGCCCAAACTTGCATTTTGTGGCGCGGTTGCTTATGCCCCGCATTTTTATTACGCGCCTTATGGCCCCGCAATCTCCGGCCCTATCTTTATCAATTTTTAATTAGAGGGCAAGTCGCCGGGTTGGCCTTAACGCGCAAGGGGAAGTTTGTGAAGCAAGTTAGCCACATACGTATTTTTCCACCTTGCCTATAATGTACAATAATGGACACGCTTTGTCAACTCATAGTTTTGTTTTTCTGTCAAGCGCCTTTTTTATAATCGCCAACATAAATATGCACTAGCAGCATGGCCGCTGTTTTCGCCTGTCTGATCGCCTCCTCGCTCCAATTTCGGCCGCTCAATTCATGCCAGGGGGCCATTAGATTGAACATGGCGACAATCTGAAGCCGGTATTGCTTAGGAAGCTTATTTAGCCCCTCCTGAAGCTTGCCGGCTTCCTCTAGCTCTTGCTGGCTTAGAGGTTCAGGCTGTTCACTGCCCCTTACGCCGGAGCCGCTAGCGTCCACACTGTGCGATTTGCCGGCCGTAATGAGCCATGCTGAAAAAGCCCTATCGAGTGAATAGGCCTCTAGATCGGATAAGGCCTTATCCAGCTTCGTTAGCCGTTTGGCGAGCGAGCGGCGTCTATAGCCCTCTGGCCGTTCGGATAACTCGTCTATCATCCGCTTTCGCACATGCCAGCTTGTGAGCATGGGCTTAGCCCTTTGGCGGACAAATACGGCCTCAGGCTCGCAAATGATATCTCTGGCTATCTCCCCATGCTCTATTCGCTTTAGAGTTACGCCTTGATATCGCGTCAAGCTGCCTTCTTTCGCTTTGGTTTCTCAGTTTGCGGAATCATATGTTCCGCGCATGGGCTGTAACGGTTTGTTCGGGTTGAAAATGTGAACCATTTCCCGCCCGGCTTGCCCGATCCTCTAACCCTGGCCTTGTCCACATTTAGAAAGGTGGTTGTTAGAGCCTTGTCCGGCCGGTAGACGGTTAGAATATGGTCCGGCGCATTAGCCCAATTGGCTGAGCCGGTAATGTTGTATCCGCCCGGAATGATGCCCTCTTTGCCGCTTTCTTTGTCCGGATGAGCGGCCATAATGGTGATGCAATAGTAAGCCTGCGCAAAGTTGCGTAGCTCCGCCAGTGATCGGCCAATATACTCTGACTCGTTTTCCCCATAATTCCTTTTGTGCTGAAGTTTATTCCATGGGTCAACGCATAACACATCAATGCCAAAACGTCCTTTCGCATCTTGGGCTTGCTGGATAAGCCATTCAATAGTGGCCGGGGCTTTGAGAGGCTGGATTTCATGGCTGATAAAGACAAAATTTGATTGCATCCATCCATGCGCTTTCTGTAGCGTTTCTTCATCGGCCGCTTCTCCATAAAGCCAGTTGTTAAACCACGGGAGGATATCTTCCCAATACTCAGCCTCAAATGAGGCTAGCCCGATCTTTAGGCCAGATTGCGCTAAATGCCCCAATATGCCAAACAGCACGTTTGTCTTGCCGTGGCTAGTGTGGCCGGTCATCACGCATAGTTCACCCGGAAACAGCCTGATATTTTCATCCATTCCCGGAATGCCAACCGGATAATAAACCCTAGGTGGCCGCCTTGGGATTTCGTTTGGCTGAAATACGCCCTCTAGTCTTAGAGGCTTAGCCTCACGGATAATTCGCCTTAGCTCATCTGGCCCTAGCAGGATTAGAACTTCATTGAAATCCTTGCATTGGCCGTTTTGCCCGGTAGCCTTTTCGTGTTCTGGCCAATCAATCTCAATACAACGCCATCGGCCGAATATGTCGATAAGCGTTTTTTTGGTCGTTTCTCCTGCCGCATCATTGTCAAGAGCCAATATGACATGGCCGCCGCCAGATTGGATTCTGGGCCAAGCTTGGCGGATTGAGCGGAGCTTTCCGGATTGTGCTGGATTTTCTTCATTTGGCTGAACGGCTCCATCTGGTAAACTTGTTACATTGTCATAGCCAACTTCTATGGAGGCTATAGCGTCAAATTCGCCCTCAGTGAGAATCCATGTTCGGCCAAAGTCCACTCTAGCCAGATTGAATAGCGGGAGATTTTGATTTTTGGGCTTGATTTGTAGCCAAGGGGAGTCCGATCCTGGCTCATAGGTTTTGCCAATTTTATTCCCGTAAGGGATGTAAATTAGCTGCCGGCCTTGGCGGCCCGTTATAGTCCGGACGCCAGTCCGGATTGCTCCCTCTAGAATTTGCCTGTCTAAATCGAGGTAAGCTTGATGAGCGGGAATCAGGCGATTTAAGCCAGATACGGCCCTTAGCCCCGCATCTGAAACATACGTATCCAACTGATTCACTCGTGATTAATACCCTTAGATTCCTCCGCTTTTTGCCCTCACATTCGCCGAAAGGGCAGCGGCATTCATGCCATTTGTTTGGCGTTGAATGCCGCAATGTCACGCCTAATTCACTAAGCGCTGTAACGGCGCTTTTTTCCATTCATATCCTTGTTTGGAATTTTGCTTAAGGAGCCTAATTAGGCTATAGCTAAAATAGCTCTAGTGATAGTCGGCCTCCGGCCTCCTATTGTGTTTATGGACACGATTTTTGTCAATAGGAAAAATCATATCCCTGATAATTTTTTTTCTCCCATTTTTCCCATTTCGCCATTGTCCATAGTTGGCTTCCTTTTATGCGCATAATGCCGTTATGGTGGTTGCAATATGAGCCTGTTTCCGGATCGGAGCCGCAAAAGCGAAAATTGCCTTTGTCCAAATCGCCGATAGGGAAGCGGCATCCTCCCGGATCATTTTCCATGGCCTTCATTGCCTCGAAAGCCCGGTTTGTGTCGCTTGGCTTGACAAATGCGCTGAGCCTTCCTCTGTGGCCCTTTGGGCGCTTTCTTAGAAACTGCCTGAGTTGATAGCCGCGCCTAGAAAGCGCTTTTCTCATGCCATGATATGGCACGTTTAGCTTTTTCGCCACAAAGGCCGGCTCATCATGCTTGAGCATGGCCAAGGCTGTATCAACCAAGGCATCATCCCATTTAGGGCGTCTGTCTATACGCATTACGCTTGACTTTTTGCTGTGTTTGTGATTTAGCGCGAGAATGGCCGGAACACGGCCGGAAGTGGCGCTAAGCCGATTAAGCAACAGAACCATTAAAATCCAGTTATGAAGCCTCACAAGAGATTGCAGCTTGCGCGTATAAACTCCGGATTTAGAAGCGGAAGGGAGGCGAGCGAGCGCTTTAGATGGCCCGCCTCATCCTATAGCCGGCATGAGGCCGGATTATCCAGTTTTCGAAAAATGGCTCATGTATACGCCAAGGCTTTTGGCGTTACGCCGGATTATCTCCTAGGGAAAGAAAGCCATGAATGGTCTATTCCGATAGTGGATAGCCGGGATTTTGGCACTCTAAACGCCATAGCCAGGGGGACCGAATTAATCCCTGAGGGTAATTTTTGGGAATGCGGGCCGCGTTCGTTTGGCATGGTCAATCCTGACAATTCCATGACTAGCCCGCATAATCGGCGCATCTATCAGGGCGATTTGCTCCTATTCGACCCGGACGCTAATTTCGTGGATGGCTGTTTGGTTTTGGTTATGAGCGGAAATGAGGCTCTATTTCGCGCTTATGCTTTTCCTACCGCTACGCATTTCACGGCCGTTCCGCTTAATCCGGAATTCCAACGGCGCACATTTAAAGGCCGGCCACTAGCTCGGCTTGTGTCTGTCATTGTGAACGCTGATACGCTTTTTTAAGCCTGTCTCATATTGTCTCATTTTTCTATTGATTGTCTCAGAAAAATGGTTACAATGGTTGCTGTCAGGGCGGCTCATGCCGGGCCGCCCCTAAAAGAGGCAACCGGCCATGTATCAGCGCAACATTTCCCACCTTTGCAATCTGGGCTTCAGCGTTAAAGAAGCTGGCGATTTCTCGCCTAAGGGCTTTATCAACCTTTTCGAGCGGCTTGAAGCCAAGGCCGGCCAAACGGCTTGGGTGAAAGAAATCCTTGTAGCCGAACGGCGCGATTACATGGCGCGCTTCGCTAAGTCCAATGACAAATTGCGCATCGAGCGGGACCGCGAAATCATCGCGGCTTTCAAGGCTCGCGCCTATGCGGAGGCTCGCGCTTAACATGACGTTGCAAGAGCAAAAGGAATATGAGGATGGGGCGCAGGAATACGCGCTTAGAGCCATCCTGGCGGACAACATAGAGCGCTTTGGCAAACAGCGCGTATTGGAAATATTGGAATTGGAATTGAAGGCATTGGAAGCGAAATGAGCGCCCGCTGTGAAACGGCCAGGAGAAATCAGCCGGTAATTGAAAAGGAAGCCTCGCTATACAATGGCGAGGTTACTATCCAGCGCGGTGATTTTGGCCGCAAAAAGCACGCTTATTATTGGGTTGAGAAGGGCTATTTTGTTCCCGGCGTAACCTCGATTTTGCGCATTTTGGACAAGCCGGCTTTGCTGCCTTGGGCCGCTGGGCTGGCCTCCAAATATGTTCAGGACAATTTGCCGGAAAACGCCACTAAGCAGCAAATCGCGGAGGTTTGCGAAAAGGCCAAAACCGAATGGCGCTCTGTGCGAGACGCGGCCGGAGATATTGGAACGGCTGTTCATGCCTTCGCGGAAAACCTGTTCAAGGGCATTCCTCAGGCTTTGCCGGAAAATCCATTTGTCCAAAATGGCGTTAAAGCCCTTCAAGCTTGGATTGCTGAAAACGATATCAAGATTATTGATACGGAATTAGTAGTATTCAGCAAGAAATGCTTTGTGGCGGGAACAATGGACTTGCTGGCTTCCGTTAACGGCAAGCTTAGCCAAGTTGATCTTAAGACAGGCAAGGGCATCTATCCGGATCACAAATTCCAGACCGGAATATATAAGCGGGCTTGGGAGGAGGAGGCCGGAGAAAAAATAGAGCAAAATATTATTGTCAATTTGAATAAGCTGAACGGTAAGCCAAAAATCCTTACAATCGACAATCAAGACGAAATGGATTTTCACGCCGATACCTTCCTACGCATCAAGTCAGTAAACGAAAACCTCAAGAAAATGGGTGAATACGCATGAATGGTTACAATCGGCAATATCGCGGCCCAAGCTATGGCAATCGCCAGCGCGGAGCGGGGGGCAATGGCTATCAGGGCCAGGGCCGCAATCAAGGCAATGGCCAGCCGCGCGAAGATGGCGATTATCCGCCGAACACGGGCCAGCTTAGCCCGAACGCGCGGGCTAGAAATGATAACGATCCGCACATGAGCGGCGTTATGAATATCGAGATTAACGGCCAGCGCTACACATTCTTCATTTCCGGCTGGGAAAATAAGCCAGGAATTTTCCGGCTTTCCTTCAATCCGGCTGATGGTAGCGGGGGAGGCCGTTTCCGGCAAAATTCCCCGCAAATAAGAGGGAATTTCCGCCAGAATGGCCGTTCTAATGGCGGGAGGAATTATCGGCCTCAGAATGGCCAGGACCAAGATAGCTATCAGGAGGATTATCAGCCGCGCCAGAATGGAGCCATGAGCCGGGCAAGGCCCATTCCGGAGCCGCGCTATGAAGATGGCCCGCCTTCGCCAGATTACTATCCTGATGGCCCGGATGATGCGATTCCGTTCTAATGCTCATCAGTGATCAAGCAATCCAAGGGGCGCTTCGCGTTTTGCATGAAGCGCCCCAACATTTGAGCGTAGCAGTTTATGACGCGCGCAAGGCCGAAAACATGCTCAAGGCGGTTAAGTCGCTCGAAATGAAGCGCCATAACAGCCTTTCAGCGGCCGGCCAGGAGCGGGAAGCCTACGCCAGCCCGGCCTATAAAGAGGCTGTTGAACAGGACGCTATAGCAGGGGCCGCCCTTATAGCGCTTAAGGCCAGGATCGGAGCGGCACAGACAACAATAGACGTTTGGCGGACGGAATCAGCGACAGAGCGAGCAAGCTACGGCTAAATCCGGAAGTCCAAAATGAGAAGCGGAAACCGCTAACGCGCGCTCAGCGCAAAAGGCTTTGGGAGGAGAAGGGCCATAGTTGCCTACTTTGCTCAGAGCCGATTGAGGCGAGCGAGCGTTGGATAGATGAACACATAATCCCATTAGGCCTAGGAGGCACAAACGAATGGCACAACAGAACGCCGGTTCATTGGCAATGCGCGCTGGAAAAGACGAAAGCGGACCTAAGCAAAATCGCCAAGTCCAAGCGTATAGCCGCAAAGCATCGGGGCGAGCGCACGGCAAAGCGGCCCATGCCGGGAAGCCGGGCAAGCCGCTGGAAACGCAAGCTCAATGGGGAGGTGATCAAACGCTAATCACTTGGGAAATGCGTTGCCCCGATCTAGGCCATAATGAATGGGCGCGCTTTTCTGGCCCGCCCGATGCATGGCGCACTGTGAGAGCTTGGGCGGAGGCCTTAGACCATGATGAAGCCCGGCCGATTGGCTGGGGCAAAGAAGTTGAAATAGAGGCCCGCCGATGGGGCCGGAGCAATGTTGAGAAGTTCAAGGTAACGGGCGAAATCCGCTACAGGTATCACGTGAAAGCCACGACTTAGCCACAAGTCTGAATTTTTAGCTTGAAATTAACAGAAGGCCATCTAGCTTGTTGGCCTTCTAACTTTATCAGGGGAGATTCCCGTTATGGCCATGCCGTCTTTTAGAGAAAACCCGGAAGCCTACGGCCTGAAATTGCCCAAGCCAGTCTATCAGCGCGGCAATTACAAAAGGCCGGCTTTGCCCGATTCGGGTAAGCTCATTATGCCAACCATGTATGATTCCACCCTGATTAAGCCTCTAGCCGTTATCCCCGGCCTGAAGCTTGAGCCGAAATCACTGAAGGGCGTAGCCAAACCAAAGTTTATTGAAGCTGATTTTGGGAACTGCTATATAGACCAAAATTATCAGCGTGAATTGGCGATGTCGAATTGCCAATTGATCGAATGTGGCGTGAATAATTTTGACTATACCTTGTTTAAAGTCCCCAATGGCATACAGGGCGAAAGCGGAAAAATCTATATAACAGATGGCCAAACCTCTGCCTTGATTTGCTTACACCATCCGGACATTCTTAAAGTGCCGCTTTGGGTTGTCCGCGTGAGCAATGATGAATTCATCGCCAGATGCGCGCGGGCCTTTGTTGGGCTAAACGAATGTCACATTCCGGTTAACCGCGCGGACAAGTTCACGGCGCTGCAAACCATGGGCGATCCGGACGCCCTGGCAGTGGCCGATATATTTCGCATTCATCGCATTCAGCCAGTTAGGAGCAATAAATCGGGCAACAAGTCTGCGGCCGGAGAGACTCGCCTTCTTGGCACGCTCCAATCGCTTTATAAGCGGCATGGCTCCGATTTGCTCAGCCGGCTTTGCGCTGTGTGTTCAGGGGCGAAATATAGCCCGATTACCCGTGTTCATGTTTGGGCCTTGATGGAAATCCTGAAGCCAGATATGGATAAAAATAAAATTGACGATGAACGGCTGATTAATGCGATTCGATCTATTGCGGATCGGCACGCAATCTCAGAAGCCACGCTTAACGCCAAGCGGCGTATGTGGCCGGTGCCGCGCTCATTGGCCGAATTGTATATGGAAAGATATAAAAAGGGCGCAACAGCCCTATAGGGAAGGAAGCGAGCAATGAGCGGGGTTATGATGCTAGGGGCCTTTATAGCGGCCTCTATGGCCTGCAGGATCGAATATCCGGCCTGTGAGAGCGGAGAACGGCTATTCCCCTGGCTAACCCTAGCGGCCCCGCTCGCTACTTGCATCTGCCTGAATTGGCTAGGCCAATGAGAGCATATTGGAAACCAAGCGTGCATGATGCCCGGCTAAAACGGCTTTGGCCAAATAGGGAAATCAGCGTTCAAGCTATTAGCGATATTCTAGGCTTTGGCGAGCGGACAATACAAAAGCGGGCCAGGGAATTAGGCCTTGATCCGCGCCCTTCCGGCAGAGCGCCAGAGAATAAGCGCAATAGAGAAATTGTTGAGAAATTCAAACAAGGCGCTAGCAGAGAAGCGCTGGCCGTTGAATACGGCATATCAGTGAAAAGCATATACAGGATAACACCATCGGTTTATGGGAAAAAAGAGCAAAGATAAAGGCTATAGAGGCGAGCGCTACTTTGTGGACGGCCTTAATAAGGGCGGAGTTGCCGCTAAGCGCGTTCCGTTATCTGGGGCCTTAGTTGAAATGCCGGGAGATATTACGCTCCCTTGGCTAGGCCGGAAAAAGTTAGGTGAGGCCAAGTTGCGCGCCGATGGCTTCAAAGAAATCTATAAATGGCTGAAAGATCGGGATGTGCTTTTCATCAAAGCGGATCGCAAAGACGGCTTGGCCGTTATGAGGCTGGCCGATTTCGCGGAGCTTCTTAAGGCGGCCAATGACGCGGCCGATGAGAAAGAGCAGGCCGCCTTTTTGGGCCGCAGGGTTGAGCCGTTAGCCGCATGATATGCCCTCATTGTGGCTTCAAAACTCCGCCATTTAAGGCGCATTTAGTCGGGGGAGAAAAAGCCGCACCCAAGGTAGGCAATTATTCGCTCTGCCTGGAATGCAGCGGTTTTAGCATCATTATTGGGCCGGATTCTCTCAGGAAGGCCACTAAGGCTGAATATGAGCTAATTCGGAATGCTCCGGAATTGCTGCTATTGGGCCGCTTGAGGGAATATGCTTATAGGCTGCATTGTGCGGCGGAAGTGATCGATTTAGGAAAAGTCAGGAATAAGCGTAAGAAGTGACTGGCGGAAGATTTATTAGCTATAAGGAGGCCGCTGCTATCAGCGGCCTTTCTGTTTCGGCCTATAAGGCTGGAGTGAAAAGGGGGCATTTTCCGGGGCCAATAATGCCCTATAAAAAAATTGATTCCGTGGCGATGCATAAGGCTATGGACAAATTAAGCGGGATTAATGAGAATGTGGCTCCCGCAGATGATTTTGAGGCAATGTTAGGAAAGGGGTTTTCCAGCAATGAAAGTAGCATTGGAAAACGTAAAAGAGGTGCGAAAGACGCTAAAAAGCGGGGAGGAACGCAGCTACTTTTACCATGCGAAAACAATGAAGCCGATATCGGGCAAGCCCGGATCGGCTGAGTTTTATTCTTCATGGCTAGAGGCCGCTAAGGGCGATGCCCCCGAAAAGCCAACAAAGGGCTTATTCGCGGAAATCATTAAGGCTTACAAGGCTAGCCCAAAATGGCGCAATCTCGCGGCCGGCTCTAAGCGCAATTATGGCTATCTGCTTAAGGAAATTGAGGCGCGTTTCGGTGATACCGAAATTCGAGCCTTCAACCATAGGCAGATGAGGGCCAAAATCCTGGAATGGCGCGATAAGCATGCTTTGGTCGCCCCCGCCACGGCTGAGCTATGCCTTACGCTGCTCAAGGTAATTGTGAAATTTGCCGATGGCAGGGGCTTACTTGATACGAATATTTTGGCCGGAGTAGAGAAAAACCGGCCGCAAAATAGAGCGGATCAAGTTTGGACGGCTGAGGAGATTAAGCGCCTTTTGGCTGTGGCCTCGCCCGAACTAAGCTGGGCTATCAAGCTGGCGCTCCTCACTGGCCAGCGGATAGGCGATTTAATCCGGATCAAATGGGCTGATATCCGTGACGGCGTTCTTTTCGTCATTCAGGCCAAAACAGCCGCGCGGGTTGAAATTCCAGTTGGGCAGGCTTTAGCGAGCCTCCTGGCAGAAATTCCGCAAAGGGCTGAAACGGTCCTGACTGGCCCAAGGGGCCGCGCATGGGCGGACACTTCCCACCTTCGCCAAGCATGGGCTGAGGCGCTTGTGCGGGCCAACCTGAGGCAGACAGGCAAGCGCTTTCATGATTTGAGGGGAACGGCTATTACATGCATGGCCGATATGGGATGTACGGAAAGCCAGATAGCCGCTATCTCCGGCCATTCGCTTGAGCATGTAGGCAAGGTTTTGAAGTTCTATCTCAGCCGCACGGCTGTTCAGGCGGCTAATGCAGTGGCCAAGATTGATGGCTCATGGATGGGACGGCTGGAAACTGCATAAGGAAACCAGATTCTAAGGCATTGAAATTAAACGATTTCCTTAAAACCCCGCGTTATAAGGACATCTAATAAAATCAATGCCTTAGCTTTCCTGATTTGGAAACTAGCCCTCAATCATATCAATGGCTTAACTGGATCAAAAGAAACCAGTTTCCAGTTAATTAACGGCCTCGTCTGGTTCCTCCCGGCTAGCCAGCCAAGCCTTAAAGGCCTCTGGCCCCTGCATCAGCGAATGGGCTAAGTCATGGCCGGCCATAGCCGCTTCATAGTCATCATAGCGCATTTGATAGCCATCCATAGGCGGGCCAAAAATCATGGTTTCAAACAATGGGTAAGGCTTGCGATGTGCAAAAATCCAGCCGCCTATAAAAACCGTGCTGATTTCCATCTCGCCAACCCGATCTTGAGCTAGGACATGGCCCGAAGGATTAGCCATCACCCATTCAGCCCATTCTTGCATGCTAGGCACTTCAATCGCATGCCTGCCTTTGAGGATGAAGAATTTAAGCATATTGCACCATAACCCAGCTTGAATTAAAACTTAGCCTGTCAGCAATCCACGGGGAATCGCTATGCAGCCGATTACGCATCATGAGGTGAGTTTGCTTATACGAAAAGCGCTCGAAAGCCGCAAGATGAGCCTAGGCGCTCTGGCTATGAAAGCGAGGCTAAATCATGATATGCTAGCTGTTGCCATCGGCGGCCAGGGCTATTTCAGCGCTGAAACATTGGCCGCTATCGGAGTGGCGCTAGAAATCGATTACAGCCATGTAGCGGCCCGATATGCCATTCACCGCTATAATCTGGCCATGGCTCGCGCGGCGGCTCCTAGGCTTGTTCAGGCGGCTCCTAGGCCTAGGGAGGATGCCTTAACCAGCTTGGCTAAGGACATAGTTAGGCAAAATCCAACCTCATCAACTGGCCTGCTTATCCAATATCTACTAAGCGCCGCTCCCGGCGTTCCGGAGCCTATGGCGGCCGATGCTATTAATTTCGTGGTGAAGCCAAATCAAAGGACGGGGGACTATGACGCAGCCTAATGAGAGCGAAAAGCCTTACGGAAATCCATATATCAGCAAGGAAGATTTCCGCGCTCAAATCATTCTCTCAAAGGAGTTTCACGATTTGAGGGAGGCCATTATTTCGGCCGCATACGAAAACATACGGGAACAGCACGTTTCCAATTTGCCGGAAAAATCCCGGCTGATTACCTCCATTGTCCGTTACCACACTGGCGGAATGGAGCCTGTGGTGGAAACAGCTAATTTCGCCTTTCTGATAGGGATTGACGGCCATGTTGCAAACTCCGAATGAGAGCTTTCGGCCCATGTTGGATAAGCTGCCTAAAGTGCTAGTCTGTGTCTGCTCATATAAGCGGCCCTTTATGCTAGGGGCCTGCCTTGAATCGCTCCTCAGCCTTGAGCCAGATTATTCATTTACGCCGGCTATTTTGGTGGTGGACAATGATAAGGCTAAAAGCGCTTTTCCCACAGTGGCCAAGGCTCGCAAGGGCATCCACGGCAAAGATTTGCATTATGCCTGTGAGCCAGAGCAGGGCATAGCGAAAGCCCGAAATAGAGCTTTGGCCTTTGCCATAGAACACAATTTCGATTTCGTCTGTTTTATCGATGATGATGAAACAGCGCATAGAAAATGGCTAAGCGGCTTAATGCATCCGCGCTGGGCAAGTTGGCCGGTTGTGTATGGAAGGCGCATTTTCGATTATAGCGCCATTCCGGAATGGGCTAAGCCGGACCCGGCAGCGGCTCCGCCCGTTAGTATGGTAGACTGTAAGGCCTACACTCACAATGTGCGCATATCGCGGGCCGTATTCTCCGCAATTCGCTTTGATGAAAGCCTGAGGCGCGGAGGGGGCGAAGATGGCGATTATTTCGCCAGGGCCAGGAGGGCCGGCTTTAGAGCGGTTTTTACCCCTGAGGCTATAACCACGGAAAAGGCTCATCCGGCCAGAATGAGCTTTTGGGGGCAGGTGAACAGGGCCTATTGGATAGGGGCCTCAAGCATGCGCGAAACGATCACAGAGAAGGGCCGGAGCTACAGATTTAAAAAGCTGCCCTCTATAGCCGTGGCTCCTTTTATAGGCTCTGCCGGGCTTGTATTAGGCGCTGGCGCTATGCTGAAAAATCCCGTTAAAGGCCGGAGAAAAATCCTAAAAAGCGCAAAGCATATGGCCAAGGCCCTAGGGCGCTTTGTGGGAATTTTCGGCCATGTTCCGCAATCTTACGCTAAGACGGTAGGGGCCTGATATGATGGCAGCGTTCACATTGTCTATCGGGCTTATAAACCTAATTGCCATCATCTTCCTATTTCGGGATTTGAGCAAATCCAATGAGCTTATCTTAATGCGGATCGCGCGGCTTAGGGATGCCATTGAGGATGGCGTTATGCTCCGTAAGCCGGGGGATTAAAACTAGCGCAAAGCTGGGATTGCGCAGCCCGGTTTAGGCCGGGCTTTTTTTATTTAAAATAGGGCTTGCAATTCTCATCAAAGGTGAATATGTTCATTTTCAGAGAGATTGAGGAGGTGGCGGAATGAGCGAGTGGACGCCGCAAGTTGGCGAAAAAGTTAAGCGCTTAACGGCTAGGGCCTGGGGGCCGCGTCGTGGCGAATGGTTCAAAGAGGAAACGGTGGTAGTGAAGAAAGTCACCAAAGCTGGCTTTATCCACGCCAGGGGCGATAAATTCCAAAAACGCCAAGATGGCCAATGGTGGAGATGGCTACCAAAAGCCCAGCGCAGCGATTATTGGGTTAAGATCGAAAAGCTATAGGCCCATTAGGGCCTCCCCTTCCCCTCTAATTAGGAGCTATGGAAATGGCTAAGCGCAAACCAGAAAATAAATGGAGCGCCTATACTAACGCTCTCACTTAGCCCATTATCGCTAATGGGCCTTGTCGGATTGTTGGAGAAAATGGAATGACCACAAACGAGCTAAATTCCGAAATCATCCAATCGGCGCTTAAATCGCTGGAGCATGTCAAGCGCGAGGCTCTGAACTCAAAAGAGCAAGCTTGGCTGGATATGGCCAAGGTATTTTTGGGCCGAACTAATAAGAGCATTTCCAAGGAAGCCGAATAGTGAGTCAGCGATATCGCGTCCTGAAGGATGCCAAAACAGAGCCAAAAGCCGTAGCTGGCTCAATTGTCTATGAATGGACAACGGGCGATTATGGCCTTTCGGCCGATGATACAGCTGTGGCAGGCGTTCCGCATATTTCGGTGACGCTAAATTCGAATGGTGATTATCCGTTTTTCACCATTCCGGAATGCGATCTAGAGGAGATAGAGAGATGACAACTAAGCATAGGGTCTGGATAGAGCTTGATAAGCCGAAAACAAATGAGGATGGCGAGCAGCGCGCCAAATTGCTTTCCGCGATGCTCAAGCGGCTAGGCTGCGATTATGGGCCGCATGAGCCTGTATGGTGGGATGAAAGAAAGCGCCGCTATTGCTTCACAAGCTCAAGAATGGGCACCTTTTACGAAGGCGTAGATAGCGGCCAATGGTACAATTTGGAATTCTTGGCTGGCGAATAGCCCTCAATCCAAGCCAGCTTAAGCAGGCTGGCTTTAATGGATGGCTATTAGGAGGCTAAATTGAAAATCCGCAAATGGCACCAAACCAAGCGCGATAAAGATATAGTTATAGAGCTTGAACTCAGCTTTTATGAGCTTCTTAATCTCATTAACGATCAAAGCGCGGCGGGCATGGAAACGCGGAGTCGGCTGCTTGATTTGATTATGCCAATTTTAGATGAGGCTGAGGAGCCGTCATGATTGAGCTTTTTATCCGGCCTCATTTGGCCGTCCATTGGATCGGGATTGATACCAAAACCAAGGAAGCTTGGATTTTTCCGGCTAAGCCGAATGGCTGGGCTGAGAAAATCCCCTATACAGGCTTCTTGGATAGCCTGACTGAGGTTAGCCCTATCTGCAAAGGCCTTGTTGGCATACCAGAGGATCAACGCTAATATGGATAATGCGGCGCAATATGAGCATGTGCGAAAATTGCTGCAATGCGGTCATGCATATGCCAAAATAGAGGATTATGCTTCAGCGCTGGAATATGCACTGCGCAAAATGTCGCAGGAGGGAACCGACGCTGATTCGGATAGTTGGATGAAGGTTTGCGTTATTATCGGGGAGTTGGGCTTTATCACATTTGGCCAGCGCTGGCAGGCTGTAAGGCTGGCTTGTTGGTCAAGCTTCTCTGAGGAGATAGGAACATGAGCGAGACTAAGACGCGCATTCGGCGCGACCATATCGGGATACTGGTATCTGAGGCTGGCCAATTCAGGCGCAGCCTACAAGCCAATATCGCGCCCATAGGCAAATACCTGACGGCCGAAAACCTGACACGGCTTGAGGCCCTTCAGAATGAGCTAGACGAGGCCAGGAAGGCCATTAACGGGGCCTTGCATAGCATTGGGCCAACCATGGCTCAATTGCAGCGTACAAGCGCACTTGAGGCCAAGAATCAGGAATTGGCCCGGCAAGTGGAGATGATGGCGGAAGCGCTTCGCAATACCGGCCATTCGGACAAGTTGCCGGCTGATCTGGCTGCGCCCAAGCAAGCCCAGCCCAGAAGGGGCCGGCCGCCCAAACCTGCCGCTCCGGAGCCACTAGGCGCGGCGGCATAATAAAGCGCTAGGCTAGGCCTTCACACCTAACCTAGCGCCATGCGGAGGAGGGGCTAACGGGGAGATACGCGGCCCCTCCTCTAATCTTCAGGCTATAAGTGATTTTTAGCATTCACAATCCCTAAAATGCGTTTGCTTTCATTAAGTTTTTGCTTATTGTGAATATGCGCCTGCAAGGCGTACTCTCACTGGTTTATAGCCTCAAACAGCGCTGTAAAAGGCGCTGTTTTTTTGTTGCGCATTTCGTTAAATTTGCTATCTAAGGATCGCGGCGGGTTTTTCTTGTAAGACGGGATTTCCCGGCCGTCTGATACCTGCTTTAGCGGAGCTTTGGCTCTGTTAGGCAAGGAAATGGAAAACACAGGCGAGTCGCCTGTCACAGGTTTCTAATTAGAGCATCCCCTGTAACCTTGAGCAAGGCCAACAAGGCTCTAAAAGGAACAGAAGGGCTAGGGGCTGGCGATTGCGGCCTCTAGCCCTTTTTGCTTTAGCCGGCTTGGCCTTCCTTGTATTCCCGTTCCAAATCGTCTGGCGTCTTTCCTGCCGCTAATTGTCCGCTCACATAGCCGGCCCTAAATGCCGCCCTAACAAGCGTCGGGACGGGATCGCCCTTGGAGCCTAAATTGGGCCAATCAGCCGCCCTTGGGCTTCCCTCCTCCCATAGGCACACAATTATATTGGCCTTGTATTTTTCCTTGAATTCGGCGAATAATTCGGGATAGATGGTATGGAGGAAAACATATCCGTCTTCTGACATTTGCAAACCTCGCTCAGTGGTGGAAATGTCTGCTTTTGCCAGCATGGGCAGCAAAATATCTGCCCAGCTAGCGTAATCACCCAATAATCGAGCCTGACTAATTCGCGCTCGCATTTAGCGCATTGGCCGATTGTCTCGTCTGGCCTTTTGAGTTTTGGCGCTCTTTTTCTAATTCTCGCCCCTTGATAACTGATACATGATGCTGAGTTAGGCGAAAGGCCTTAGCGACCTCACACACCCTTTTGCCGGCCTTTAGCTCTGCCATTATCCTGGCATTCCTAGCCAGTGTTTCGGGCTTGGCCGGCTTCCCTTGGCGCTTGAGCGGCCCTTTGCGCATCCTGGCTTCAAATTGGAGGATTGATTCAGCGCTTCTATCCAAATAGGCCGCTATGGCGTCAGTTGTCCATTTTAGCGCCCTTAGCTCTTTAATGGCTTCCCGGATTTCTGGCTCAGCTTTAGGCAAGGCCTTTCTCCCTCCATACGGCGGCGATATCGGCCGGAGCATGAGTGATATTAGCTTCCATGGCCTGATGGCTCCATTTGCCGTTATAAATCGCGCTTACCATGGCTTCCCGCTCATCGAACCGGCATATGATGGCAAAGCCCTTTCCGCCCATTCTTTCCATGTAGCGCTTGAGGCTAGCCGGAACAGGATAGCCATTCGGCTTGGGCTGTTTGCCTACCCATATCTGTATGGCCGGAATGTGGATTTTCTTTCCGTCTTGATCGATCGTTACCATGTCGGGCGCTTCATCGATCACATAGCCGGCCCGATCCGGCCTAGGTAAATCCTCTGTTCCTTCATCCGACATAAGCCAGCGGCAGCGCCAAATAAAGCAGGCCCTAGGCCGTCTGTTTATGTCATCGTAAACAGTGCAACCCTTATGGAATTTCTGGAATGGGCATTTCTGGTTAGCCAGCTTGAGAAAGCTAGGCCCTGGCTTCCTTAGCTCCACAACAGGAGTAAGTTTGCAGCAAAGCGTGCACTCGCCACATTGGCGCATGGTTCCCCCTCAAGGATTCGAACCTCAATTTCCGGATTCAAAGTCCGGCGTCCTACCGTTAGACGAAGGAGGATCAAGCTTCAAGATGGCTTCAAGCTTTTTCAGATTCTTTGGCCTCAGGCCGTGAATGTAGCTTGTTTGGACAAAATGCCGGTATTGGTGGCCGTAAAATTGTTGGATATCGTCTAAAATGGCGTATCTGGCTACATGCTTTCCCTTTAGCCATTCCTCGATTTCCCGGCCCCTATAGCCTCGATTTGGCGTTATATCCAACCACCTTAGCCCATGATCGGCCAAGACTTTAAGCATGCGCTCATCAGTGCGCCAAGATGAGCTAATCACTACCTCTATCGGCTTATCAGCAAGCCAATCCTGAAATAGCTTAAGGAGCCTTTTGTCTATCCCGATAAAATTGGCGAATATCCCAGCCTCAGGCCCAAGGCGCTCTTTTGTCTTTTCGTTATTTAGTACGCCGTCTATGTCAAGGAATAGCACTTTCATTTTTAGCCCTTGTCCTAAATGGATTTGTGCCCATTCGATAGGGCCAGAGAGCGCAATCGGTCGAGACGCATTTTCTAACTTCGCTTGGGCAATGGGAGCAATCCAAGCATTTGTCCCGTATGACCTTGAGCATAGATCGTTTTGTGTGGCCAATTTCCCCGCAAATAGCGGCGTTTTTTGGAAGAATGCCTTGCGTCTCGCCATTGGGTAGCTGTTCCACTCCCTTTGGCAAATTTCCCCTAAATATCAATTCGGCTTTATAGGCGTCCATTCATCTCCTTTTAATTGGTGCTAGCAGACAGGATCGAACTGTCGCCCTGACGGTTATATGCCGCCTGCTCTACCGCTGAGCTATGCTAGCCATTGGTTAGTCAGGGCGGCCGGAGTTGAACCGGCAAGGGGCAAAAACAGCCGCCAAGCTAGATATTAGCAATTCGGCTGCGCTTTGGGGCATTGGGCCTTCTTACCGCGTTTGCGGCCCCTTAGCCTTTCGTCTCGCCCTGGCTTTCGCCTATCCAGCTCCACCCGCTGGCGCGTTTACCGTTCCGCTACGCCCTGATAGTTGCCCGAAATGGGAGTTGCACCCATGTTTCCGCTTTACCTTAGTCTGGCCAGACTTTTTTAGCGGCGTCCTAACTGCTAGACGATTCAGGCATAATAGGCAGGTACTAAGGAGCTTATCCCGGTTCCCTGCTATTACAAGGCGCGGCCAAGAGTGCACCAACCGGGCCGCCCTCTCTCCCCATCCTTGGGGAGTATTAGAATTTAGTCCCCGCGACAAGATTCGAACTTGCAGGCCCACCAAAGCAGGCTAGAGGTTTTAAGCCTCCTGCGTCTACCAATTCCGCCACGCGGGGCACCAGTCGCTTAGCGGAATTAAGCCGCTAAGTCAATTAGCGTAACGGGCGGCTCTGCCGTTTTGGCAACCTGGACCGCCTCAAGGATGTAAACCTCAGCCCCGCGATTGACCTTCGCTACCTGTATGGCCTTTAGCTGCGCGTCCGCCTTAGTGGCGAAACGGTAGCTGCCACCTGTCGCGTAGCGGTCGCCATTTTCAGCCGCAACCATCCAAAATTTTCCGCTACACACTAGCTCACAACCTCGATATTGGCCGGCTGAGCGGCCGGGGTTACGACGGCCACAAGCTCATAAATGCGAAGCTTGCCCAAATAATGAGTATGGTCCGGCCTTACAGTGCGTGCCGCCGTTTCATATGCATTGGCCTTGCTATCAAGGCCATGTGCGTGAATATCATTGTCGCAATCAACAATGATCCAATCTTTTTCGCTTGCCATTTTGTTTCCTTATGCTGCCAATTTGTTAGCTGATTTCATGCGCATTAGCTCATTGCCCTTAATCAGGCTATGGGCCTCCTGCCGCCATTGCTCAAACCGCTGAGCAACTATGCGTTTATCCTCCCCTGAAAACCGGGCCGCGATATCCGCCACCTTATCCCAATTGGGATAATTCTTGGCCTTATCCTCCGTTTTGGAATAGGGCTTTCCTCTTAGAAAAGCATATGCCAATTGACTGTTTCTTGATTCCGGCCGGACGATTAGTTTTCTATGCTGGCATAAGTCGTCGACTTTGGCCGTATATTGAAGGGATTTTTGCACTCCTGGCAAAGCTAGGATTTGCTCCTTTGTCATGCCGGCTCTGACATATTTCCGAATGGCTTTTCTGGCCGTCCGAATTAGCGAGGCGTCAGCCTTATAGAAGTCGCCAGATTCAGTGATTATTCGGGTAAAGTTCGGGCCAGTGCGGCGCTGCGTTTCGGCCAATAGATCGGGCGGCATCTCGACTTTGGGGCCTAAGGTCAGGCCTTTTTCCTTCCCTATAGCCCGGCCACGCATCATATAAGCTTCATGCTTTAATTCGCCTTCCTTTTCGCGAATAATTCGGGATTCAGCCGCTAGGGAAGCGATCTTGATTTGAAGGTCAATTAGGCGGGGATTTTTCATTTATCACCATACAGCTTTCGGCTTGTCTTATCTGCTGCTTAAAGGCATGGCTCGCTAAGCCTGTGACCAATACAGCAATTCCAATGATGCCAAACCAATCCGCTAAGTTCATTAAGCGCCCCCTAGATTAGGGGGCTGCTCAAATGCTTGCTTGATAGCATCGGGCGGAGGCATGAAAACATTCCAAGGATCATGGCGGATATAGGCCGCTATTTCCTTGAAATTAAAGCCCCTTGGCTCGCCGCTTTCTGTCGGAATCATTCGGCAATCATTCATACAAGAAAGGCTTGTATGGCCGAATTGTTGAACGTGAGCTTCATCCGTGCCATTTATGGTTGGCGGCTTGCCGTATTCCAAACCCGGGAAGAATACCGGCTTGGCGAATTCGCCTAAGTCGGAGCGAAGCAAAGCTTTTGTTCTCAGCCCATAGCTTAATGTGCCGCTAGACCATTGTTCCGCCTCCGAATCGTCAGGGCCTTTCATGTAGTAAGCGAACGGATATTTTGTATCCGGCTTTTTCTTAATGGCCCCGGCCAACTCTGCCATAATGCCTAAGCAGCAATATTCATTACCTAGGGTGCAAAGGTAGCCTTGAGATTGTTTGTAATTGCCGCTTTCTAAGGCTTCCAACCAAGAAAGCTGAAGCGGCGTGAATGGATATGGATTTTTGTTTACTGGCTCCAAATCGGCCAGATTTAGGATGAATTCGCTCATGCGGCTTTTGTGAACACGTTATGAGGATCGCGGCGGATAATGGCGGCTATTTCGGGAAAGCTGAAATTCCACTCATCATTGCAATGCGCCAATGAGGCTACGAAGCGGCCTTCAGCCGAAAGTTGAATCATACGCTTAAAGACGCCTGTCTGATCGCGGAGGCCAACAACCTCATGAAAGCCCTGTGGCATATAGCCGTTTGTCGCGTGAGTGCCGTGAACGAAGCCGTAGCCGGATTGCATTTTATGGGTATGTGGATTCGGCTTAAATTCCAAATCGGCCAGCTTGCACAGCACGCCAAGGCAGCAATAGCTATCCCGTTCATAATCATACAGGAAGCTTTGAGCCTGCTTATATTCGCCGCTTTCGAGCGCTTCTAGCCATTTGGTTTGGATAGGGCCGAATTCGAAAGGCTCATTGCTGATTGGCTCGATTTTAGAGATATCAAGAGTCATGACTAGGCCGCCTTTGTGAAAACGTTTTTGGGATTCTGGCGAATATAAGCGGCGATTTCAGGAAAGCTCATTGCCGCCACATCATTGCAATCGGCTAGGCTATAAACGCCATTGCCGGCCGAATCTAAGAAATGCTCCGCCAAGTTGCCGCGACAACCTCTTAAGCCAACCGTTTCGCCAAATTCAGTGGGCAAATAGCCATTGCTAATATTGGCTCCAAAAGAGAAGCCGTATTCCCAAGAATAGGAGCCGGTAGCCTTTGGAGGAGTAAACGGCAATTCTGCCAATTCGCACAAAACGCCTAAGCAACAATAAGCATTGCCATTTTTAAGCTGCCTATGGCCCTGTGCATATTTTCCGCTCTCAAGGGCTTCAAGCCACTTTGTTTGGAGCGGGCCGAATTCGAAATTCTCAGACATATATTTAACTCCGTTCGGAAGGGTGAGGGGCGGTGGCCCGCCCCTCACGTTGGGAACTACTTTGCGAAAACCGGCTTGATTTGGTCTAGCGTGTTGTTACCTAGGGGCAGGATCGGAAGCGCGCCTTTTCCATCGCCGATATAGGTTGATGGCGTTGTCCCATTCCAGCGGCCGGCCAATTCGAGCTGAATGAGGCCGGGATTTTCCTTCAATGCATCGCCCTTGGCTTTAATGGCCGCCGCCTCAGCTTCGCCGTTTGCGCGGGTTGCATGGGCCTTAGCATCGCCCTCCGCCTTTACTCGATAAAGCTCAGCATCGGCCTTTGTATTGGCGATTTCGGCCAGGACTTTTTCGCGCTCTAAAGTCTGGCGCTCCTTAGCAACCAAAACTTCCGCTTCCATGCGCTGGCTAATAGCGGCTGCGTAAGATGCATCAAAGTCCACATCTTCAATTTGCAAGCCGTCCACAATAAACCAATCGCCTAGATTGGCCTGAACGTCCGCTTGGGCCGCTGAATTCAGCTTTGCGCGATTGCTAAAGGTGGTCGCGGCTGTAAACTGGCCAAATACAACCTTGGTTCTAGCGTTCAGACGCGGGAGAACATAGGAAGCTTCCGCGTTTTCAATCGTCTTAAACCGCGCGTAAACTTCACCAACCTTGCTAGGGTCAATCCGCCAATTCAAAGAAGCCCTAATAATTGCTTCCTGTTGATCGGAGCTTCCCGCGCTCATTTTTTCCACGGTTGAAATGCGGTTATCAACCGGCAATTCGACAACGCTAGTAATGAGCGGAAGCTTGAAGTGAAGGCCCGGCTCCGCAATGGAGCTAATCTTACTCCACCTTAGCACTACGCCGCGCTCGCGCTCGCCAATGGTGAAAAAGGAGCCAAAGAATACTGTTAGAGCCACTAGGCCAATAAAGCCGGCCGTTATGCGCTTAACCCACTTCATAATGGCCGCGCGCTCCTCCTGAGCGTAACGAGCCTGTCTTTCTTCCCATGTCTCAGTCATATCGCCTCATTTGATTAACTGGCTCATTGCCTCAACTAGCATAAGGGTAGCCAGCCCAAGCCCCCATGCTATGAAACACAATGCGAGAATGCCTAAAAAGGCCCGTCCATAAGAAGCTATATAGTCGATAACCTCGCTTAACTTTGCGGTTAGAAACCATGTGATTAGCGAAATCATATTTTTTACTTTTGGTGATTTTGTTTGCGCTCTAATGCATCGGGGAGATGCTGCGCCATTGTGGCGGCCATGCTGCGCTAGGTTAGCGGGGGCGCATCAATAGTCATTTGGCTAAATCCCCCCGGATCAAGCCCAAATAACCAGTGCTGTGAAAGCATAACTTGCGCTGTTAGCATGGCCGCCATTTCGATTAACTTGGAATTAAGAAGCGCCTCTTTTGAACTGCCATTGGCTTTTCTGTGTGTGCGCTTTCTCATGTTTATTAGTGTGCCTGTGGACACGGCTTTAGGCAAACTATGACTTGTGCTTTAGCTAAAAATGGATAAACCCTATGCGCCTTTCCTGAGGAAAGGAATAAAACGGGTTTCCGTTAATATCAATTAAGCCAGTATCGGAAGGCGCTTCTTCCTGTTCACGTATGGTTAAGTCGTAAACTACAGGATTATCCTCCCACCATTCCGCCTTTGGTTTTGGCGGCCTAATCATTACTTGATATTTCCGCATTTAAAGCCCTTGTTTAATACCTCCGTATTGCGGCACCATAACTCAAATTCAGCCCTCCGAACAAAGCCGCTTCCCTCAATAAGCGTTCGAATAGCTGTTAGCTCCGCGTCTATGCTTTTGAACTTCTCGCCGGCTCTATCGTTCTCGCTTTTTAGCACGGCTACCCATTGGCCAATGCCATAAGCCCCGGTTGCCACCATGCCAAAAAGGGCTAATGCCACGAATATTGGCAAATAGCCCTTTGACAAATCGAGTGCCGGCAGATTTCGCTTAGCGGCCATTATGAGTCACCCGGCCAGTTGGGGAGCCAATCTGGTTTTTTAGGAGGTGAGCCGCGCCGTATCGGGCAAGTGTCCTCTATGGCCTTATCGATCAAGACGGCCCTAAAGCGCGCCTCCTGTTCCCTGCCTTGCTGGATATAATGATAGCGCCCATACAGGAGGGCCATAGCGAGGCACAGAGCGGCCAAAACCCAGCGGCCCCAATATTCGGAGGCCAGATAGAAAATCAGTCCTAAGAGCTTGATGGCTAGCTGATAGCCGATTTCTAAGCCCATGGTAATGATTTTGCCAAAGGGGAGGAGGCCGAATAGAAATCCTATCATTCGACCTTCCTAAACTGGCCTTGGTAATCGCCGTGCCTGTATGCTCTCACAATATGCTGGATTAGGTATCTTAGGCCTATAAAGCCAGCGATACACAGAAGCACGACTAAAACCCATCCATTATTTGCCGCCCATTCGAAAGGTGGCTTCAGGGTTTCTATGATCGGTTGATATTGCTGAACCAAAGATGGGAAATTAGAGGCCCCCTCGCTGGCCCCGCCAGTCAAGGCCCCGCCAATGCCAAACCAGAGGAGAAGCCTTTGCCAGAATGTGGCCTGCTTTACGATAGGATCGCTAGCTAGCTCTTTGGCCGTCGTTTCCTGCCGATTTTCCTGGATATTAGCGGCGTTTTTTAGAACTTCGTCATATTCAGGTAGCCATATAGCGGCCTCGCCATCTAAGGAATTTTCTGCCTTAAATAGCGTAACGGCTCGCCTTGTATTGGCTCCAAATATTCCGTCTATAGCCCCAACCGGATAGCCTTTGGCCCTTAGGCCGGATTGCAGCCTTTCGACCTCTGGCCCTTCATCGCCTTCTTTAAGCTGGCCAGGAAGGCCCGTTTCAGCCGCAGCCGCGCCAAAGTTAAGCGCCTGGGAGATTTTGGCGAGCCAGCCGCGTCTATGCTCCATTCCGTTTGGCTGGATATTCCTTTTTGGATTTCCGCCATTAATGCCCCTCGAAACCGCTAGAATGTCGTCTTTGTCTGCCCATGCGTTTAAGCCTAGATCAGACCAATATAGGCAGGCAATTTGCACCGATATAAAAGGATCGGCCGCTTTGTCCGGATCATTGATTAGATCAATCCCTAGCGCTTCGCCATAGCGCTTATAGGCGTCTTTGCCGGTAATCTGGAAAATGCCCCGGCCACGGTATTTGTAGCCATCGCCGGGAGCCGTGTTTCCTAACCTGCCGCCATATGTCCGATTAAAGATCGCTTCCGGCCGCTTGGCGTATGCCTTGGCCTCAGCTTTGGACTTGAAATATTTCGGAAAGACTTTTAGAAGCCCCTCCGCCGAATAAGCCCCGCTTTCAACCGTAATTGTAAAGCCGGACGTTTCGGCCGCGCCTTGAGCGAGGAAATGTTTTAGGCGCTTATCGTTCTGTAAAATACCATGCTTTTCCATGGTCTGAACATGCTCAATAAGCGCGTTTACATACTCCATTTTCGCGCTAGGAAACGCCTTTCGGAGCGCTTCCGCCGTTAGTCTGATTGTCATTAAAGCCTTGTTTTATTGCGCCCCTGCCTCCGCTAAAAAGGCCTCTAAAGCTGCCTGTAGCTCCGCATCTGAATTTTGCTCAAACATGCCCGGCGTTGGCCTCATTGGATTTCGGCTTGGCACTTGAGACATTGCGGCCCTTTGTGGAACCATTGATTCAGGCAGATTGCGAACCATCCAATCGTTAGCTGTTTGGAAGTCCTCAGGGCTGTAATCAGTCATTGAGTCAATTCCAATCGGGGCCATTGCATCGCCTGTGCCGCCCATAACCGTCCTAGCTATCGGGCCGATTTTATCCGCAATGCGATTTGCGCCATATGCGGCGGCTCCTGCTAGGCCAGCATTCGTTAGCGCTCTACCTTGATTGCTCGAAACAGTGCCGTCTTCAGCCCTAGCTTCATCTGGCGTCATTGCATAAGCGAGGCCGCCCGCAATAGCCGCCGCTCCGCCGCCCTTTGGCATCTTTGGCGCTCTGGCGCGTTTGCCTGCCGCAGCCGTTGCCGTTTCCGCTATCGCCTTGGCTAAATCAGCCTTAGTCATGCGGGTAGTAACTTTTACGCCAAGGGCTTTGGCCTGTTCTGCTAAATGGTCACGGCTTCCCGGCAGCGGGCTGGCTTGAGCGGGCGGAGCCGGCAAGGCCGATTGGTTGGGCTGTGTTGGCGCTGGCGTAAGCGGCCCCTTATTAACAGCGCCAGATAGCCCATTGCGCCTTAGCTGATTGCTTTCAATAATCCCTAATGCGCTAGCGTCGGGCGAAACGCGCGGATTAAATCCGTATTGCAAGCCCTTTTCAGCCAAGCCAACGCCAGCCCCAATCATGCCAGAGGCAAAGCCTTGGTTTACGCCCTGATTTAAAAGCGGATCGTCCTCGTTTACTCTCTGGGCTAATAACAAGCCCTTGCCGGCCATGAGCGCGCCAATTGCCGTAGGAGCGCCAGCGCGCGAGATAAAGCGGCCGGCTGAGGATCGCGGAGGCATAGCCCCGGCCCGTTCAACGCCAATTCTAGCGCCTTCACGCGTAGTTAGGCCGGAAACGCGGTCTTGCGCGACTTGTCTAAGCGTTTGGTTTTTCATGGCTTGGCCCTCATCGGCCTCGCGCGTCATAGCGCCGCCAATTAAGCGCCCGCCAGCATAGCCAGCCGCAGCGGCCGGGAGGCCTGAACCAACTTGAACAGCTACGCCATAGGGTGAGCTTTTTTCGGCTTCCTTTTCGGCCGCCTTGGTTTCCTGGCCGACTCTTCGAGCTTCGCCTTGTTCCGCCTCTTCAGCCTTGCCAAGCTGCTCATTTAGCTTGGCAATCTGATCATTAAACGCGCGAACTTCCTCATTGCGCTTTTCGATGGCGGCCCGGCCTGCGTCTATGTCCTTTTGGCCCTTTCGGCCGCGCTTGATTTCTGCCTCCTGCTCAGCCGTATAGGGCATGGGCTGATTAGCCATGAGCCGGCCAATTTGCTCTTTCAGGAATTCAGAGCGCTTTTTCTGTTCTGCCATAAAATTGCCTAAATTATGTGTCTTGTTAGCCGGTCAATGTTTCCATGAGGCCGCGATATGCAAGAAATTGTGTATGAAGTAACGTCCGTTGGTGAAGACGGCATAGACCACATGGAAGCCGTAAAGCAGCCGTTCATAACGGTTGAGACGCTAATCTCCCGGATTTGCCAAATTGTGCTAATCGGGCTTGTTTGGTTTAGCCTTAGCAGTGGCGCTTAGCCGATTTGAAATCCCGCGCTGGGATTGCAATGCATGTCTTAATCGGGTTGGTGCTAGCCCCATTTATCTTAATAGGGCTAGCTGAAATCAACCCTTGGCTCCCCTGGATCGCTATAATTGGGGGCCGAATATTCTCAGACTTCTGAGCCTAGGGCGCGGGGAGCAATCCTTGCGCCCTTTGCTTTTCAAGGTAGCCTTGAGCCGCTACGCCGGCCGCCAAGATCGCATCTCGTTCATCAACGTCTTTCACTCGCCTTGCTATAGCTGGAAGGCGCTTAAGATGCTGAGCTAGAATTTTGGCGTTACTGGCCGCCGTATTGCCTGCCCTAAGCTGGGCTTTCATAAGGCCCTCTTGGAAGCCTAAGAAAGCATTGCTTGTCAGAAGTTTGCCGCCCAATCCGCCGCCGATAAATAGCGTTGCCGCCGCTGTGCCGGCAGTAGCGATATCGCCTGATATAAGCGGGAGGATGCCAATTCCGGTATAGGCTGAGCCGCTATGGTTTTTGGTCGCTTCGTAATATTTCATGCGGTTGACGACACGGGCCATATTTTGCAGCTTTGTGGCTACGCCCTCAGGAAGGCCCTTCATAAACTCCCGGCCGGCCGGATGGCTCATGATTGCGTTAAAATCGGTTGCCCAATTATTAACGTTGAAAATCTCCTCAGCCTTTTGCGCTCCGGAGCGGCCACGGCCTAGGCTTTCAATAACATGGCCTCTAAGCGCGTTCACTTCCTCAGGCCTTAAAACGCCGGCAACCTGCCGCAGCATTTGCGGATTGGCTGTTTTTTCCTTTAGCGCAGTAACAATCTTTTTGGCCGCTTCATTGGGCGTTTTTGCGCCCATAACATCCATGAATTTGTCGATACGTTCCATGCCTTGGCGGAAATATCTATCAGCGCGCCTGAACTCATAAAGCGCCGCATCGGCCTTTCGGGCATCAGCCACCTTTACCGCGTCTTTGCCAGTCGATTTCGTGCCAAGCCAAGCTCTATTGGCGATATCAGTTAAGCCAGCCTCCATATCGCGCGAGGCCGCCCCATAGAGCCGTTTAAGCTGTGTCCGGTCTAGCCCAATATCAAACTGGCCAAAGTTGCCTAGCGCACGGCCTAATTCAGTCCTAATGCTGCGCAATTCGCCAACTGATGTATGCGATTTAGCAGTCATGATCCGCTTAGCCAATGTGCCTGTTAGAGTATTCTGGCCGGCAATCTGATTGTTTGTTTCCGTGTCGATTTCGCGGAGTGTGTTTTGTAGATTTTTCCAGCCGGTCCTATTCGGATTGGCGCTATCATCCTTACGCATTTTGTCGGGGATTTTGCGCCAAGCGCTCTCATAGAGAGCTTCGCCCTTGGTTGCAAAACTTGTGTCCCTAGATGGCGCATTTCGCGAAACTAGCTGTGCTACTTGAGCATCGCTTAAGTCTTCAACATTGGTTCGCCGCTTGCCAATCTGCTCTAATGGCTTGGCGGTTGGCACTGTTGCACCCCTGCTAGTTTGAGCCGTTCCGCCCTGATTGGCCGTGCGAATTGGAGCCGCCGCTTTCATATTTTCGGCCTGCCCCTCAGTTAGGACTTGGGCCTTTTTAAGCGGCTGATATGGCTCAATCCCTTGGCGCTTAATTGCGCTAGGCTCAAGCTCAGTTAAGCCGGCCCCCTGATAGCGCTCAAGGCCCCTTTGCAGCATGGTTCCTGTGGCCTCTTCAGAGCCTTTGGAACCTAATTGCTTTCCGATATCGGCCTGAGCCTTGGCAAGGCCTAATTCAACATCCGTTTTAGGGCTTTTGACCGTTCCGCCAACTATGGGTAATTCCTCGATAGTGCGGCCAACTCTGGCCGTCCCCGAACTTCCCAAGGCCGGAGCAAACGGTTTCATCTCCAATTCGCGGAAGGCCTGCATATCGGCCAAGCGCTCAGGAATGGTTTGGATATTTTGCGGCACATTGGCCGCTTGGGCTTTGGCGTTTACAGGCGTTTGGCTGGGCTTAGGAGCCGGAATAGCATCAGCGCCACGTTGCAGCGCCCGGCCAATCGGGCCGGCTCTATTGGCCTCTATGGCCTCGCCAGCGCCCCTAATGCCGGCCTGAATGGTCGCCCTTGGGCTGGCCGCTGCAAACTGGCTTGCCGTATTCAGGCCCTTAAGCGGAGCGCCCATAGTTTGCCCGCCCGGTATGCCTGCCGCTACAGAGCCGATATCGGCCGCCGTTTGCAATGCGCCCTCATTAGCAACGGCAAAGTTGCGCTCTGATTCTTTTTGCACATTGCCCAAATGCTCGCTAACTAGGCCAGTGACATCGCCCAAGCCATACTGGCCGCGCGTTACGGCCCGAATAGGAGCGGATAGGCCAAAGGTTGCCGCGTCGGCAATTCTCTGGCCAATGCTACGATTTCCTACGCGCTTCTTATCGGCCGCTTCAGCTTGGCGTTTTGCCTGATATTCGGCCTGTTCATCAGGCGTAGCGGGAGCGCCGCCAATAGGGACTTCGCCCCTTAAGTTCGCCGGAACGGCTTCGGCCTTAGCGGGCATAATCCCGCGCTTGCGGGCTTCATCTAAAATGGCTTGTTTATCAGGCGTTAATAGGCCGCGCTTTTCAGCTTCTAGCCATTGTTCCGGAGTAGGCATTTATCCTTTATTGAAATAGTGCGCCTAGTTCATCATCGCTTAAATCGGCCGCACTTGGCGTTCCAGCCGCGTCAGGAGCGCCGGGGGCATCATAGCCGCCCTGAATGCGCAAGCCTTCCATGGCCTGCTTTCGCGCTGCCGCCTTTTGCCGCCGCGTTCCGGCATCATCGCCCGGCTGGGGGAACAGGTTTTTGTATTCATCCAAAAACTCTTGCGGCGAAATGGTTGCGCCTGATTCCTTGCGAAGCTTGGCCCTAATGAACTGCATAGCGCTTTGCATGAATTGGCGCTCACGCTTGTTCATTCCGCCCATCCAACTTGGCAATGCTCCCGAAATTCCGGAAGGGGCCGTTAGGACTAGCGAATTGGTTGTATGGCTCATGGGCGATTCGGCCTCAGGACTTGGCAAAACACCTTTGCCCTTATTGCCTAGCGTGTTTTCCGCCTGTTCCATCATGCCTAAGAAATTGCGCGCTGTTCCCTGGCCCTCAGTTAGGGGCTTAGGAGCGCTCGCCTTAGCCGCCGCAGCTTTAGCCTTGGCCTCCAAAACGCCAATCTGCGCATTGCGAAAACCAAGCAAATTAGCTGCATCATCACGGCCGGCTTGGAATGTGCGATCCGCATTGGATTGAGCTAAGCCAGCATCTTGGCGATTGGCCAAGAAATTCCGATCCGTGTTGAATTGCGCTCTATCGGCTTGCTGTGCCTGTAGGGCCATTTGCCGCTCTTGCATCTCATTTTGAATAGCCTGTTGCACGCCAATATTTTGCTGCATTAGCATTGGCAATTGATCAATTGTGATGCTGTCCGCGTTTAGCCCTCTGGCCTTAAGGACCGATTTAGCTTGCTCTAAGGCTTGAGCCGGATTGGAATGCTTAAGGATCGCTTGGCCCATATTGCCAAGTAGCTCTTGCGTTTTGCCAAACTTGGCCAACTTGTCATTGTCCATGGCCCTGGCATGGGCTTGAATGGCCCTGGCCTCTTGTGAATCGGCCCGCATTTCGCCGCTTACGCCGCGCGCTTCGGCAAATTCGCCGCCAGAATAGAGCTTGCCCATGGCCCCCTTCATGTTGCCGGCCGCCGCTAGGCCGCCAGCTTCCTGCATAAGGTTGCGCTTTTGCTGGGCTAAAAAGTCTTCTTTGCCCTGCCTGAAGGCCTGCAATTCAGGGCCGAAATCAGGGCCTCTAATGGCCGGTAATGGTTGAGGCATTTATCCTAAAAACTCTAAAATTACGCAAATACCAGACATGCCAGGGCCGCCTGTATTGCCGCTGGAATTGTTAAAATTGCCTGAGCCTTGGCCGCCTGCGCCGTAAACAGTGGCGGCTGTGCCGTTAGCCGAAGCGCCAGCATCAAAGCCAGGGCCAGGGCCGCCGCCCCAGAATGAGCCGCCGCCACCGCCGCGCAAAATCGCGTCAACGTCAGACCAAACGCCACCAACGCCAAAGCCGCCAGAGGAGCCAGGAATATTGATCAGGCCGCCTGTTGCCGTACCGCCAGCGCCGCCGCTAGCATTCTGGTTATTGCCCGAGCCAGCGCTACCCGTGCCGCCCGTACCGCCGCCAGCGGTATGGAGCGCGCCAAAGGTCGTATCGCCGCCGTTGCCGCCGTTGCCGCCTGTATTGGTGCCAGCCGTTCCCGCTGCGCCAATTGTAACCGCTTGTGAAGCCCCGATGGTTGCCGCTGTAAAAAGCTCAATGCAGGTTGCTCCGCCGCCGCCGCCTCCGCCAGCATTATCGCTATCGCCGTCCGGGCTATCAGTGCCGCCGCCGCCTCCGCCGCCGCCTGTTGAGATAACAAGACATTGGCGCATTCTGGCGTTTGGCGTATAGGTGCCAGTAGCAGTAAATACCTGTAGATCGATAGACTCGCCAAAGTGGCTAAAGACTTTATACCATTCAGCGCCGTTGGAAAAAATCCCCAAAGCTTCATTAATATTCGAAATCGAAAATGAAGTGCTAGAGTTATCCAATGTTTCTGTTGAATTTGGATCGATTACAAGCGTATTGGCGGCAACCATTTTCTTGAATAGAAAACCTTTGCCGTTGCCCACTGAGGCCGCACTAGGCAAGTCAAATTCAATTCCGCCTGAAGTTGTATCGGCTTCATAGGCTTTGCCCGCGTCCGCAGCTGTTAAAGCCACGGGGCTAGAGGCGCTTGTTACCTGTGTCCATTCGAATAGCGGAGGCGCAAAGTTAGCGGCGGAAATCTCAGCTACAGCCTTTGGCAAATTGTCATAGGTTTGAAGCGTTGCGCCATCGCCATCCTTGATAACAACCTTCCAATCGGAGCTATCGCCAATGTAAATTAAAGGGACAAATCCGCCCGCATCACAAGGCACGGGCTGAGGATGCGCAATAGAGCCAGCCTGATTGGAGTATACCGTTAAATCATTAGTTGTATTGGCCTGATAATGAAAAAGCTCCGCATCCTCTACAACATCGCCATTTTCATCCGTTATTTGTTGGCCGGATAGAAAGCTTAAAATAGTGGCCATTTAGCCGAATAGATTTCCTAGAAAATTCCCCGCTGAGGCTAAACCGCCCCCACTAGCGCCAGCGCCATAAGCGCCTTTTTGCTGGCCGTATGCGCCAGCATCCATAATGGATTGCCCGGCATTAGCTAATCCGGCCCCTTGGTAATAGCCGGCGTTTGCCAAATGCTGGCCTTGGGTTTGCGCTGATTGCTGGCCAAACCCGGCCACGGATTGCGCCGCTTGGCGGCCGGTATCGACTAAGCCGCCAATTTGGCTCTGCCGCGTCCGGTAAGCATCCAACATATTCTTTTGGAGATAATCGCCAACGCCGGCCAAAACATTACCGCCATAGCCCCGGCCTCTTAGTGCATTGGAATTTTCCAAGCCCCTAACTGCGTAATCCTCAGCCGCCTTGAAGCCAGGATCGGTTTGGAAATTATCGTAAAATTCCCTTTGCTTATCCAAACCATTCAGGCCAACGCTAGTTTTGTAAGTATCGAGGGCTTCAGGCCCAACATTTGTATAAGGCGATAAAAGCTTTTTGGTTTCCTCAAACTGCTTTTTATTAACTCTGGCCGCGTCTTTTTGAGCATCGGCCGCCATATTACCGCCAATAATATTTCCTACAGCGCCAATAACGCCGCCGACTATTCCACCCATTAATTCCTTAGTTCAAAAACGTAATTCATTTCTGCCGGCTTAAAGCCAATGCGCTCTAATATTCTATGCGAATTGGGGAACATCGAACCGGCTACAATGTGATCGATATTTCCCCTTTGGCACATATCCACCACATAGCGCAAAATCGCCACTCCGGCCCCTGGCTTGACTGAGTACCAAAAGGCCTTGAACAGAATTGTTTTTCCGGTCCAGGGATGCGGCATAACGGTAAAGCCTATAGTGGCCACGGGCTTATTATTATGCTCCGCCATTATAGCCGCGTTCCATTCGTGGCCTATGAATCGGCTGAAAAAGCCTTCGGCTACTTCCTCATCAATTGGGGCCTTTCCGGGATATTCAATTCCGGAATTAAAGTCCTTAAGCCATTCGATCAAAAGCGGGATATCCGCCTCTGTTATATCCCGATAGTTCATGAAGTCTCGTAATAGATATTAATTTGGCCGGCGTCAAAAGTATCCGCCGTTTCAACGGTAATTCTCACTCGGTCTAAATCAGCCGATAGTGATTTATTGCCACCGCCCGAAATGGCTATATTTGACGCATTACTGCCTAGCGCGTGGCTGGCAACCCAAGTATTGCCGGTTATTCTTGTTATGAGCATGTGGCCAGATAGAGCACGGCCCGCATTGCCGCCGCGAATAGTAAAGCCAGCCGCGCTAGTGGAAATACTACAGGTATTAGAACCACTTATGCCGCCTGATGAGCTTAAGTAGCCTGTGTTCTCTATGCCGCCGCTATCACCCAATTGCACAACAATATCGTTTGTCCCGCTAAGCGAAACGCCGCTAAACAGGATCATAATCCGATTAATGCCCGATGGCAGTGAGTTAAAATCAATGGTGGAGCCAGAAGTAGAATTCTGAGCCGTGCCAATGGTTATCCCGCCGCTACCGCCGCCCGTTGACTCTATGGTTGTCCCGGTAATGCTTAGGCCTGTGCCTAGCGTCAAATCGCGCCATAGGCTGGCGCTCTCATCCCAAAACATCAGCCTATCTGCGCCCGGATCGGTCAAATCTAGCGTTATGTTCGTGTCGCCAGTTGTGACTGTAAGGGTGCGGTCCGCCGTAAGGTTTGAGCCGGGAGCGATAATCAAATCATGGCTCGCGTTTGTATCTAGGAGGTGCAGGCCGGTATTGGGCGCTGTTATGATTGCTGGAATTAACACATCTGCCGGTAGGCTAAGCGTGGGGTCGCCCGAAACGCCATCGCCATTAGCAACAGAAATTTGACCGGCTGTGCCCGTAACAGTTCTTTGCGCGTATGTTTCCGCCGCCGTTCTCGCTACTAAGCCCGTCCCGGCCATGGCTTCAAGCGAAGCCAAATCATTCGCCAAAGCAATAGTTGGATTGCCCGCAACGCCATCCCCGTTTGAGACGCTTACGCCATTTGCGGGGCCGGTAAGTGTTCGCCCCGCAAATGTGTCTGCCGCAGTTTGGGCGATTAAGCCATTTGTGTTATAAGCAGCCAGGGCTGTAAGCGTGCCGTCTACGGGCTGCTTTTCTGTGTCAAGCTCATTAATCGCCGCCTGAACCGTTACTGCCGAAATATTCCCGGCCGGAACATTGGTGATTTCGCTAGCTGTGTAATCACCCGACTGGCTTGTCACAATGCCCGAGCGCCCCTCAAAAGAGGCAACACCGCCAGAGCCAAACGTAGCGATTTCGCTAATGATGCGCTGTAAGGCCGTGTACCATTCAAGGCTAATCCGGCCCGTGCCCTTGTCTATAATTGGCGTATCAGCGGGAGGAATTCTAGCCATTTAGCGCGTTGGCCTTACACTGAGCGAGGCTGAAATAATGCCCCTTAATACAGCCGGGCTGGCCCTTAATCGCCATTGCCTGCCGCCCTCGCGGACTTCGCCCCATTTGTTCATTTTGATCTTATTTTTGTATTTGCCCAATTGGCCTAATGTGGCTGTGCGTTCGCCGGTAAAATTCTTTCCGCCATCATCGGAGTAATCCACCATAAGCAGCGGATTGTTTTCATGATCCGAAAGCGAGTTCAGGCCAACGCCCATAATGGCGTCAACCTCTAAGGAATCGGCTATATAACCATGCGGGAATGTGTGAACCGTTGGCGCGCGAATATCCATAACAAACAAATCGCCATCTTCATCGAACGCGGTAGCGCTGATTTCGAACAATTCGCCATTTGTGGAACTGCTGCCGATATAGGCCCCGTTAAAGGCAACAATATCATTTATCCGCCATGTATCGGAGCCGTAGCTTTGGCGCTCATGCCATTGGCCGGTTAGAACGTCAAATTCCCATGTCCAAGCGCTGGAAAACAGCGTGTAAAACTCATGGCCTTGATGGAACCATGCGCGGCCGGCAATGAGGCTTCTATTGAGCGGGCTTAAGTCCTGAATAGCGCGTTCTACGCCATGGTTGGAAATCCTAACCGCTGAACCATCCCGCCCATGCCGAACTATGCCATCATCATCAACCCAAGCCATGGAAGTGCCAACTTGGGCAACCGAATGCGGCGCAATGCAGCCAAATTCAATATCTTGCTGAACAGGACTGAATACAAAGGGTTCGCTCGCCAAGCTAGGGTCAGGTTGCCAGATTTCCGTGGTTTTCTTGCCAAAGGCGTACAAAAATCCGCCATGGCCAAATACCCTCACTAGACCCTCAGAACGCGAATTAGCGCTATCAAAGGCCAATGAGGAAACGTTGCTGGCGTCTAAGTCGGATTGGAAAATCCGGCCATCGGCTATGGAGAAAAGGAAAAAGCCCTTAAGGTAAGTGACCGAATTTGGAACGGGCAAATCAGCATCATTTATCTGGCTAATCGCGCCAGATTGCAAAATGTGATATTGGCCCGAATTGGTGATAACGGCTATCTGAGGGGCCGCGTTCCGGTTCCTGGCCAGAAATACCCGGCCGGAGCCAACTAGCGTCCCTAAGGTGGAGGAAACCCCGCCAGTGTCAAAACTGGCAACTTCGTTTCCGAGAAACCCAATAAGCGCATTATCGTTTAGCTGGATTAAGCCACGGGAGATTCCCGTATATGTGCCATCATCGAACCGATTTAGGCCGGGGCTGGCGTGGATAACAAAGCGCCCCTTAGCATCGGTTCCGGCGTCTTCAACATAGCAATTGATATGCCTCACATTGGAGACTTGGCCATCTAGCCCGATATTCGAGCCAAGGCCTAGATTTAAAGGGGCGTCAGCCATTAAAAGCGATAAAATCCAGGGCGCATAAATAAGAATTCTTCGCGCTCAAAATCCATAGCGCTTTGTATCATTGCTTCCGAGCGGGCTAAAATTCGCTCCGAAACGGCATCAGCAACGCCATAATCATCTAAAAGCCTAGCGGCCAGGGCATAGCCAACTGTGCCTAAATGCTCTTGCGGGATATCCAGATTGTTATTCAAGCTATCCACATTCTCAATTCGCCGCTGATAGGTGTAAATCACGGCTTCAGTTGTGGCGCTCGAAAGCAGGGGCCAGATATATAAAACCGGGTTGGCCGCCTGAGGATCGAAATAGAATGTGGTTGGCGTGCCTGTAGCGGTTTTGTTCGGATAGCCGAAATACTCATCCCGCGTTAACGGCTGCATAGGCAAGTCGTTTTGCGGCGTGGCCGTACTGCGGTATCTGGCCTCTATGATGCGAATTGGCTTAGTCGTGCTGAGCGTGTAATTGGCTGTGTTGGCCACTAGGGTTTGTGTGCCCTCACGCTTGGTAAACAGGAATGGGCCTTTATGCGCCCAATCCTTTAGCATCAATTCCAATTCAAGCTTTGCGGCTGCGCCCTCATCGGCGCTTACAATCGCGCCCATTGGCAGCACGCCAATTTTGCGCAAGGCATATTGAACAACATCGCGAGCCGTTAGCGTGAAGTCGATTAAGCCGGAAGTAGCGATTAAAAATCGTCCGCTGTTACGTCTGTAGGATCAAGAAAAACCGGCTCGCTATCGGGCCTTGGCTTATGAACGCGTTGATCGTCATAGCGGCCCCTAACAAAATCCTGGGGGTGCCTTTCCTCGAAACAAGTATCAGCGCAGACTATTTGACCGCGCCAATTTTCTTCCGTATCGGAGGCCTTGCGCTTAAAGCCGCAAATCTCGCAAATCCGGTTAAAATCGCCCGGCCTATAATAGTCTGCTCTGCCCATTTAGGCTTTCATCCGCACATAAATTGTAATGTCGTATGTAATGATATTCGTTCCGCTAATTGCGGCTGTTGCGCCAACCGTAGATAGCAGGATATCACCCGTCCCGCCAGTTGTGCGCGGGTCGATATTCCCGCCCATTGGCGTCCAATCAATGCAGCCCTGGCCGGCCAACACGGCTATTTCGTCATCGGTTGTATGATCCCATTCGAGCGTAACAAAGCCCGCTCCGCTAACGCTAAATTCGATCTTATCAACGGCCGTGTAAGTGGCAACCGCGCCTAGCGGCGTTGTAAAAGTCGAGATATCGATTTTAGCTACATCGCTTTCAGCCGTATCGATCACGCCATAAAGATGAAAAACCTTAGTACGCCGGCCATTAAATAGCGTCTTTACGTCAACAGTATTGGCCATTAACAGCCCTTCTTTTTGCTAGGTTTAGGCATAGAGGGGCGCTTGGCCCCTCCTTTGCCCTTTTTGCTGGCCATTATTAGCCGGTTGACTGTGTGCCGTCCCAAGTTGTGGAGCGCTCGCCATCAGCGTTCACAACTTCAATTGGCGTGAAAAATTGCATATCAGCGCCGACTAGACACTCTGTAACGTTGGTAGCGTCATCCTGAAGCCGAATATAAATATTTGGCCCAACGTTGCCCGTGGCTGTGGCAACTAGCGTAATTGCGATATCGTTCGCGTTGCGCGTGCGAATATAGCTAGGCTCACCGCCGCCGATAGTCAGGTTAGTGGCCGCAGCCGTAACGTTCTCAATTGCGGCAACGGCAAAGTTGCCATCAATCCAGAAGTTTTTAATCGTGCAACCATCGCCAGCGATAATGGAGATAGCTGTATCGGCTCCGGCCGCAGCCGCGCCGCGATGAATCCAGCCGTCAATAAACAGCCTATCCCCGGCCGAAACAATAAAGTCCGTAGCCTGAGCGCTGCCGGCGTCCCGCGTTTCACAATTGATCATGGCGAAATCAGCCGAATTAACGTCAATCGGGCCTGTTAGCGCGTCAACTGAGCCGGTAAACAGGAAGTTAACAACCGTAATATTGGCCGCGTCTACGTCCATATCCGCGCCAACTGCGGTTGTAAAATTGACCGTTGGCCGGAGCGAGCCAGTGCCAAGGCCAAGCAAGCAAATTCCCGCAACGTCTAAATCGAGGCCGCCCGCCGCCGTAACAGTCTCAACATGGCCAGGAAGGGCTACAATCATATCGCCCTTATTGGCGGTACAGCGGCCTACGGCATAATCAAGCGTGGCCCAAGGCCGTTCAAACGTGCCCGCGTTGCCATTCGAGCCAACAACGCTAGAAACCCAATAAACCTTGCCGGGATAAGCCGAAAGCAAGGGTACGCCGCGAATAGTAACGCCATCGGCGAAGCCATTCGGGAAATTAGAAATAGGCATTAAATCCTTTAATTCACGCGCTTCCCAAGCGCGCCTAATTGGAGACGAATAAAAGCCTCCGCTGGCCCGGAAATGCTAGCCAGCGGAGGAACCTACAGCATGCTATAGGCGGGTATTTTCCAGGGGGTTATCCTACCTTTTTGGATAAGTAGGATAACTAAGCGCCTTACGCTCCCGGAGTGCCGTATACGCCGCGCCAATCGTTCCAATCCGGAACATAGCGTTCAGTGGCCTTGGCCTTGGCGTTAGACGTGTCGAAGTCGTTATCTTGCTTGAACGTCATTTTACGCCGCTGGAAGCTCAAAAGCCCGTTAGGCGCATTCGTAAGCACGAACCAAGCGTCCGGATCGGTCAAATAATGCCAAACAACGTAGCCGTCCGGGAGCATGCCCATAGACTTAAGCGCGTTAATGTCATTGTTGGCCGTGCCGCTACGCAAGGTAGACTTAAGCACGCGGTTAACTTCAAACTCCAATTCGTGGCGCACAACAAGCTTTTTGCCAGTTAGCGGGAAGCGGAGGCCGCGAGAATTCTTGTTATCCTGCATTTGGATAAGCATATCTTCAAGCGCCAATTCGCTAAAGTCTGCCGCAACGGCCAGCAAATTAGACTGATTGCCTACAGCGGTAGGATGTGCGGCCGAAAACAATTCGACGCCATCACCGCCCGTAAACGTATTAGTGAAGCCACGATTGAGAACGTTCGCGTGAACAATCTCTTTGGTTTCGCCCATAGAGATAGCGAGCAATTTGGAGCGATTGAAAGACTTAGCCTCATAAAGATTGTCTTCAAGCTCCTCTTCAGTCACCACATAGCCAAGACCATAAGTGTCATGAGTGCTGCGCCGCGTCCATTCTTGGTTGTGCGAGTCATAGGAAACGGCTTGACCTTCGGGCTTCTTAACCGCAAGGCCAAAAGACTGCGTAGCTACGCCCTCTTCATAGTTCTTTTCAGATTGAACTGTCTCAAAAATCTTACTCCAGATTTTCGGCTGAGCGTCATACGTCGCGCCGAAAAAAGCCCGCACGCCCGGCCATAGGGCCTTAGGATGCGAGCCAGTGTTAATAACTGCCATTAATTAACTAAATGATTTCCTAAATATGTAATTAGATGGCAAGGCCAGCGGAGCCATTGGCATAGCCATGGCGATTGATCTTAACCAGCCACTTGGCCCAAACTCCAAGCTCGTTATCAGGCCTGTCTAAAAGCGCGATAATTGTAAGCTGATCGGTTGCCGTAGTGCCCGGCGTGGTGGCGTCTAATTCAACGCCGGAAAGGCCCGTAACAGTGGAGCCGGAATGCGTAAAGATCATATCCGCCGTAGCGCCAACTGCCGTAGCGGCCAGCGCGCCGGAGCCATCATCCTGAATGGCAAAAAGCAAATCAGGGCTATCCGCTACAAGCGCAATGCGCGTAGTGGAGGCCGCGCCGTAAACGTTGCTGTCGTGGCCATCAAGCGGCAGAAAACCGACAATAACGCCATGAATGGGCGTGTCGGTCGTAATAGCCGCCTTTTCCACATTCGGCAGAGTGCCAGGAGCGAAGCCGCGAATAGTAACGGTGTTAGAGGTTCCGGAAATCGTCACCGGATCGCCAATAAATAGCGCGGTCGCATAGTCCGAAAGGACGTGATACGGCCGGCATCTGCCGTCGTAAGGGCCGCCCCAAGCGTATTGGATCGGCTTTAGGCCGAACGGGGCATCATAATTAGCCATTAATTCCTATAAATTAATCTTCAATATTTTCATCATTATCTGAAACACGCCGTAACCCTCTGGCTTTCTTAAATACTTCCTTGGGAATATATGCGTGTTCCGCATCATCGCTTAAATCAGCCTCGCCGGCCGTCTTAAGCGGTTTGCTCCTAATGGCCGCCATCATTTCCTCATGCGGCCTAGCGCGCTTCCGCGCGTCTTCATTGAACCATTTTTCAGGCTTGACGCATAAATACGTCATAAGTGGCGAGCCATCGGCCTTAGCCCCAACGCGGCGGGCGATCCTATCGGAATTATCAACATTCCGGCTATCACCGCTAACTTCGCTATGGGTTAGAAAATCCCATGTATCGCGCTGTGTTTTGGCGTAAATTCGGCCTTTTTCATCATCGTTTAGCCAACGCCCAACTAAGCCATTCGCCTTTAAATAGGCCTGTACATTGGCCGGAATGGTTAAATGATAGTTCGGGCCATCTTCGCTAACACGCAAAGCGCGCCGTTCGGCCAATTCCTTTTCCCGCTTTTCGCGGTAGCTTAAATTAGTCATCGTTTAAATACTTAATATATTCGGCCCGATCCTTGATAAGGCCTTTTGCGATAAAGCGCTTACAAGCCGCCTCTTCATCGGCGCTTAGCTTTGGCGCGCTAGCCATCATCGGCCGGCGTCCGCCCTCTACAGCCGAACTAGACCGCTCGCCAAATTTTTGCGGGTATACGCGGGCCATTTGCTTTTCGACAAAGGCTAGCCGGCGTTGCTCATCCTTGCGCCCTGGCATGCCTTCCAAGGCTTCCTCATAGAAGCCTAGGGCAATCTGGCGCATAGAAGGGCTTTCGTTAAACCAGCTATTTTGTCTAATCCAAGCTTGGGTTTCCTCCCAAATCTCAGGCTGATTGGCCGGCTGGCGTTGGCGGCTAGTATGTTCCTGCTCAGCCTCCCTGGCCTCCTGAGCAATGCGGCGGTAATATTCGCTCTCTTGCTCTCTGGCCTTATCGTAGGCTTCCATGTCGCCAAGTTCGGCCGCTTGGCGCTTGGCCGTTTCAAGCTCAGTAATGAGCCGTTCACGGTCATTTTGAATGATCCGTTCGGATGTGCGCTCAATGCGGCGAAGGCGCTCTTGGTACTCCTCCTCCTGCCGGGCTAGTCGCTCTTGAAGGGTTTCAACATCCTTCTTTAGGCTTGAGTTGCGATCAAGGAAGGAATTTGCGTCCTGCCAATCTTCGGGCTTGCCCCGGTATTGATCCTTTGGCACCCAGCCGCGGGCGCGGGCCACGGCCTCTTCATGCTGGGAAATATCGGGGCTATCTTCGTTTTCGATATCCCCGCCAATATCCTCTTGCGATTCCGGTAAATTATCGTCTACCGGATCGGCTTCATTATCTAGTTCGTTCTCAAATAACATTCTTAGGCTTTTGTTTATTCAGCCAAAATTGCGCTTAAGTCGCCGTCTTTAAGCAGGCGATAACGCGCGCCATCTTTGCCAGTGCGCTCTTGCCCGCCATATTTCGGGAAGGCTACACGCTGGCCAATCTGTGGAATTGTGTCGTTATGATATTCATAGATAAAAGCCAATGGGCCAATATCCACAAGTATGCCGGAAGCCTGAGCCTGTGTTTCGCGCTCTTGGGTTTCGGCAATAAGCAAAATTCCGCCTTTAGTCTTTTCCTCTACCACGTCAAGTTTTATTAGAACATGGTATTCAAGCGGGATAATTCCGCTCTCGTTATTGGTTGTTATAATATGCCTCTATGTCTTCATAATTTAGCGCAATTAGCTCTTTTAACACTTGCGCCCGCTCGAATAGGCTTGCATGCAAAACCGGATCATTGCCGGCCTTGCCCCAAGCATAATCGATAAACTTAGCCTTAGCGTCCTCCGCTTCAGCGGCTAGAAACTCATCCAATAACCAGCAAGTTATAGGATGCTCGCGCCAGCCTTCCCATTCGTCTTTTTCAAAAGGGAGCCTCATAAATCCGCTTGCGATTCGTTTTGGTTTGTCTATAAAAGAAATCAGCCCCGCTGATGAGCGTCGAATGGGGCTAAAATAGAACGGGCGGCAAGTAACTCTCTGACTTTCTCCCTCGCCGGTCGAGTCAGATTAGCCTTGGCCCCCATCCATCAAAGAGGCTAGCGGCACTACCCGGAGCCGCGCAGTTTGGCCGCCCGTTCTATCTATTTACTTCTTAGCTGGCTTAGGCTTGTTTTTAGCCTTAAGCTTCTCAATATCCAGCTTTAGCTTAGCTTCCTTGTCAAAGCGCTCGCTCTCAGCCTTTCGGGCTGTTTCCGCCTCTTTATCGGCTTGCTGATTTCGCTCATCTTCGCGTTTGGCTGCCCGATCCTGCTCAAAGGCGTCATTGCCCATTTGCGTAGCCTGTAGCGTCCTATCGGCTACCGCGTCCTCGCGGCCGGCCTCAAATTCGCGTTCAGCCATTTGCTGTTGAGCCTGCATTTCAAGCCGCTTGGTTTCAGCATCAAACTGAAACTGGCGTTCGGCCATCATGCTTTCATGCTCAAGCTTGGCTATTTCAAGCTGATAATCGCGGTCGCTGTTTTCAGCCTCCACTTCAGCCTTAGCCACATCAAGCATATAGCGGCGCTCTTTCTCGATAGCCTCCAATTCAAGCTTCTGAGCATCGCTAGCGGCCTTAGCCTGTACAGAGCCATCATCGCCTTCCTGGCCCGCTACGCCGGCTTCAGCAAGCGCCTTTTGGGCCTGAGCCTGCTTTAGCTGGGCCTCAGCCTGCTTGGCTGCAATTTCCGCCTCTGCGCCAGCTTGTTGAAGCTGTTCAGCCGGAGTTGGCCCCTGCTTGGGCGGGATGATTTCAGCCAAGTTCTCAACTTTAGAAGCCATAAGAACGCGCTTGCCAATTTCGGCATGATTTAACGTCGGGCCGATAGTCGGATGGCCAGCTAGCTCCATCAGAACTTGAGCTTTGGCCAATTGCTGCATATCGGTGACCATGTGGCTATCTGCAACTGGCACAATATCGCAGTCATCATAGGCATAATCCTCCACCATGATTGGAGGCGGAGCCTGAGGGCTGGCCATCATTTCAGATGGAGCATCCATGCCAGGGGGGGAGGCCTCGCCAGCGCCCGGAGGAGGAGCGCCCGGCATCCCGTTGCCCTGGATAGCCCCTGGCATGGTTGGCGGGACCGGCTGGATTTGAGGCGGTAATCCGGCCGGTTGCCAATCTAGAACTTTTAGATACTTTTCCTGATCAGGAAAGCGGTAATTCAAATCATACAAAAGCTTATATTCTTCGCCCAAAGCTCTAAATATGCGTTTGTATATAGCTGAGAAGACTTTTAAGCCCTGCTCAATTTGGGCTAGCGTAGTAGTGGCCGGCTGCGCTCTCGCGCTTTCTCCGGTTAGAATATCCTGTACTGCCGTGATTTGCTTACCGAAATCAATAAGCATTACAAGCAAATTCAGCAATACATCGCTTGGCCCTTGATGCTGCATTTGCACAACGGCCTTACGGATATCGTCTCCGCTCGCGTTTAGCACATGGAACACGCCGGGAGCAAAGCGTAGCTCAGTCTTTTTCAAGCTCAGCCCAGAGCCGACAAAGCCGCCGCCTGCATTTTGCAAATGGCCGCTATCAAGCATCTGATTTAAGCTTGTGTCGATAGCTTCAGTTAGGGTTTTTAAGAGAAGGCCGAAACCTACGTCATAAAATCCGCCTGCCGGATCGGGCACAAAACCATATTTGACGAAATAATTATAGCGCGGCAAATGGACAATTTGGCCCCGCTTATTGACCGTTCCGCGCTGTAGATTGAAATTCGGCGCTACTCGGACAACCTTTTCGGAGCCTTCATGAACCGTAACAATCCATGGCTCATCAAAGCCATCGCCATCTAGATCATGGTATCTATGCTGCTCAATGAAGCTGTGCGGAGCTTGGCCGTCTTGTTGGCTATCATTTCGAGGCCTAAAGCCATCATCCTGCGAATCTGTCGAGGCCGTTGCATAATCGAATTCGGCGAATGTGCCTGATCTTATCCGAGATTGTATTTCGTGCGGGTATAGGTCAAACCTATGCGAGGCCCTTGGAACGGTTTCTAGATCGGTTGTGGCCTGATTTACAACAAAGTCCAAGGCCGGAATAAGCTTGGCATCTGGCCGCTTTAGCTCCTGGCTATAAAACAGCTTTCGGAATGTACAGCCGACAACGGGGATTTGGTGTAATAGCGTGTCCGTATCAGCTTCCCAGCCCTTCATTTCCTTGAGAAGCTGATAGGACATATGCGTTTCAATGCGCTCGCCCCTGGCCTGCTTTTCTTGGTTTAGGTCTTTGCCGATAATTTCGGTCCGAACCATTTTGGGGCTTTGCACAATGGCCGGATAAGCTCTGGCCGCGAATTGTAAGGCCGCAGTTGTAAGGAGCGGGACGCGGACGTTTGAGGCGTTTGGAAACGGATAGTTTTTCGGCCGTTTGTCCTGCAACATGGCCTTCATGGCGTCGCGGGCGATATTCTCCCATTCAGCCCGGCTTTCGCGGTCTATGCGGTATTCTTCAACGGCCTGCCCGCCTAGCGTGTCAACGTCCTGCTTGTCAAATGCCTCGATTACGTTAACTTGGCCGTCTAGTTCTTGAAGCCTTTCTAGCGGCTCAGTTTGCGGCATTCAATCCTTGTTAGTTCAATTTCGCCTTATGCGCCGCGCGCCTCAGCACAAATTCGCGCGAATGATAAAAGGCCTCCTCTAGCTTGGTATAAGCTAGGCTTAATTCCCGGCTGGCCAATTGATTGCCAATTTCTGTTTCGCCAATATTGTGCAAAAGGGCTGCGAATTGGCCAAAATGCAATTCAAGCATTCTGATATAGGCCTGATCTTGTGCGGATAGGCCTGATTTAGTCTGTTCCCGCATATTGCCTCAGCTTATTTGTTTCTAGCGGCCATGAGTAGCGCAAGGCCCATAATAGCCAGGAGCGTTATGCCAATGCCGGCATGTACAAGCAGCGGGCTAAACACCCAAAGCCAAGCCCAATCAATCGCGCCAAATAATTTAGCCGCGACAAATACCAGCGTTAAAGCCGGTAAGAAAAATTGCAATTATTCCTCCATTTTTTACATTTAGGCTATTGACGCATTTCCATTCTGCCCCTATATTTAATTTATCGGAACAGGGGAAAACGAAAATGACTGCACCGCTCCACAATCCTGAATTTGATGCATACTATAAAGGCCGTAACAGCGTATGGAATGAAGAGCCGAAACGGGAGAAAGCCGATTTTGCAACAGAGGCCGAATGGACTAGTTACAAAAGGGGCCGCCGTTCGGCGCAGGCTGAGGAGCGGCTAGATCAAGATACGGATTGGGATTGAAGCGAGGCCCGAAAGGGCCTCTTTCCTTTTAATATCCAGTTGAACTAGATCGGCCTAAACTTTCCAGCGGATCGTGTCCGCCATAATCCCTTTCGTCTACATGGTAGACAATCGAGGGAAATAGCTCAGTGAAGGCCCAAACTAAGGCGTCCACTCTATCGGCCGTTATATCGCTTTCAATTCCAAATGGCGTAAATAATACCATTTGATCCTCAAGCTCAGGGAATGAGCCAACATGGCTTATTCTGCCTTGCTCATATAAAGCTGAAACCGGCTCAGCCCGCGTAACTTTGCCCCGGCTGGCATGTACTAGCTTAACAGGGCAATTCTGCCTGACAGACCTTAGAACATGCTCCACCATTAGGCCGCCTTGGTTTTTCTCCGCTACAAGGCAATCGGCCTTATATAGATCAAAGCCGGCAACGGCCTTTTTGCCCCAACCGCTAGGCGCTAATCGGCAAGTCAAGTCCTCGAAAACATAGCCCCGGCCATCTGTGCCTAGGCCGGCTACAATTATCCCTGTTTCGGCCGTTTCCTCTAATACAACGCCATCAATAGGGGCTGTAATGGCCGGATCGATAGCCACGACAATTCGTTGCATTTCCGGGAAGTTTCGCGGCAATTTGCCGTCACGATATGGCACCCGGTATTTGTCGAGGTTGTCGCGCGTCCAGAGCGCCCCTGGCACGTCATCTAGAATTTCCGCGTTTAGCTCCTGCCGGCCAAGTCTAGTGCCTTCATAGCGCCTCTGAATGGCTTTTATGAAGTCTCCGGCTAGGTTGGCTGAATTATCGAGTGTTCGGCCCCTTGTGACGTAAACGCCATCGCCCTCTAGCTTAAGGAGGGCTTTAACAATTGGAATTGGCCGTGGTGTTGTGGTAATAGCCTGTTTGGGCTTATCGCCCATTCGCAAGCCAAATTGGAGCATATCCCATGTTTCTTGAGCATAGCGCCATTTTGCAAGCTCATCGCACCATGCTGCCCCGTGCTGAGGGCCGCGCAATTGGTCCGGTTCAGTCGCGTTATACAGCGTCCCTATTGTGCCATTCGGCCATTGGAGACGCCTATTTGATTGGGTATATTTTGGCCGAAAATCTTTCGGATGTGTCGCCAGAATGCCGGCTGGGCCTTCTACAATCACATCGCGATTATCTGCGGCGGTTTCGCCAACAATCGCAATATGCGAATATTGGCCGCCTGATAATGGCGTGCCGCCAGTTGCAATCGATCTTACCCATTCAGCCCCAGTCCTAGTTTTGCCCCAGCCCCGGCCGGCCAGCATGAGCCAGATTGACCAATCGCCTGGGGGCGTCTGTTGATCGGGTCGGCCCCAAAATTGCCAATCATAGCGTAAATGCGCTAGCTCCTCAGGCGTCAGACTCGCTAGCCAATTTTTCCTTTTCGTCGGACTCAGCGATGCTAGCCAACTTGCGTTCAAATTCAATTCTCATAGCCTCGATAGATTCCCGCGTAACTTGCTCCTCCGTTGGCGGTTGGTCATATTGCTTGAGCAATTGCTTCCCAAGCCAAATAAGCATAGTTGCGTTGCCGTTATGCGCGCTCCGCCATTGCAGCCTTCTGAGGCTAACTCTGCCCCGATCTAGGCCGGCTTCAAGCTCATGCGCGCAATCTGGATTTTCGTTTAGAAACTTCCATAAAGTTGGCCGCGAAACATCGAGCCACGCGGCGGCCTCATCCCGCGTAGCGCCCCATTCGCCCAATTTTCTGAGTGTCGCTTTAGTGCGGGCATCATTCGCTAATTTGCGACTGCCCATTTAATCCAGTTCATCGTATCTTAATTCTTCAATATAATCCTGCACTGAGTACGGATTGGCCTTGCCGCCCATTTCGGCCAAAACGAGGCGGACAACTTCGCGGACAGGCTCATTTGGATAGTAGCTGTTCAGTCGTCTCGCGATTGGCCTAAAATCGGCCTTGGCGGCCACTTGAGGCAAGTCTTTAAAGCCGGGCATTAGCCATCTATTCCGGCCACATAGCGCCAGCCTTGCGTGCCAAAGAAATCCCGATCATCAGTATCGTTTAGCAGGCCCTCCAAAGCGTCCACATGGCCGCTAATATCATCCCAAGCCTTGCTGGCCTCTTTCCTGGCTTTTTCGTCAGGGCATAAGCCGATTACATAGCCTATTGCCGCAGCGGCCTTAATCCATTGCTTGGCTGTAATGGCCTGTCCGTCAGGCCCATGCATTCCGCTCATTCATTCCTCCAATAAAAAAGCCCGCCTAAGCGGGCTGGCTATTAGTGCCTTAGTGGCCAGACCTTAGCCTATTCGCCATATTCTTCCTTCACCCAAGCCATTTAGCCAAAAGCAGGCCAATAAGGAACGGCAAAGCTATTTGCGCCATGGTATAGGCAAGCTGTGCCCAATCGGCCCAATTATCACCCATTTGCCGGCCATGGCTCGAATAAAGCTGATTCAAAGCAGCCGAAATGAAGGCCGTCATGGTTTGGACAAACCCACATTAGGCGCAAATCTAATCTAGCGCCCTGTTCCCTTGCCGGGCTGGCCGCCTTAAAGAAAATCGGCTCCGCTAAGGCCTCTACCACAATAGCCATTTGATCAGGCCCAAAGCAGTCATTGGGCAGTGTGAAGCTGGGCTTGAGCTTGACAAGCTGGCCGGCCTCGAACTTGTGCCTATCCTGGAACAGAGCTAAATGATCCTTCAGCCTTACGGCCATGATATCCGGCTCTATCTTTTGGCCGCTACCGCCCGCCTCTCCCTTGAGAGCCCTTAGGAAGGCTTTCGCCTCATCGCCAGAGAGCGTAATTGGCGGCCCCATTTGGATTTCCATTAGTCCATTCCTCCTTTGGCTAATTCAGTTCGTAAAGTGTCTAATTCGGCTCGCAGTTGATCGTTTTCCAGCCGCGCGCCTAGTTCCGGGCAACCTGCCATGTCATCGGCCCGTGAGCAGCCAGGGAAACCCAGCTTGCACTTGGCGAATTCATCGGCCGGCAATGAGCAGTATATGCATGGGTCCTTGCTATTGGCCAAGGCGGCCCGTAAGCGCTCATTTTCAGCCTGAGCCGTTACGGCTTCAGAACGAATGCTCTTGAAGCGTGCTAGCTCGTCATTGAGCCTCGATATTTCATCGGCCTGCCTGATCAGTTCGGCCGCGCGACTGTTGGCCATGCCTCGCCAATCATCAGCCCTTTCGCGGGAGGCCTTAAGGGCTAGTTCGCCCATTTTCAAGGCGTCCTGAGCAGCCTTTAGCCGCAAATTGGCTATCTCTAGATCGCCCATAGCCTGCTTGAGCATTTCGGCTGTGTTGGCGCAATCGGGATGATTGCAGGCGTTAGCTATTACCATGGCTCGTCTCGTCCGGGGCTTCAACTATAGCCAATATCTCATCAGCCATTTGAGCTAGTTGCGCGTCTGTTCCGCCCGGCCATTCTGGCCAATGGCGATACAAAACTAGACTTAGTGCAACTGTTAGCTTGTCGCGCTTGCTGAGCGTCCAATTCGGCTTAAATTCATTCGCCATTTTGCGCCTTATAACTCAGCCGGATCACATACCAAGCTACCGCTACCGCAGTTAGTATAATCGGAGCCGTGACATAAAATGGCCAGCCTGAGGAGCCGACTATAGCGATTAGCGTTAAGCAGGCCGCGACAATGAGGAATAGCAGAACATTCTCAATAAACTTCACGGCTTTTTCTCCTCCTTAGGCTTTGGGTTTTCGAGGCCCCGCCTGCCAATATAGAAAGCTGCTACCATGCCGGCCGAATAAGCCGCTTGTTCGTATCGTTCGGCCAAAAGGGCTAATACGCCTAAGCCGAATACAGCCGCTAGGAATAGCGCTTGAAAGCCATCATAGCGGCTTGGGTAGGCTGGCTTTTTAGGCTGGCTCAATTCCGCTGTTGATTGCGGCATGTTCGCGTCCCTCATCAGCCATTGCGTCTATATCCCGCATTGTCTGGCGGACTGCCGCCAAATCTAGGATTACCGGCGTCTCGCCCGGTAAGAATGGCTCATCCGGAAATTGGCTAACAAAATTGCCTATCTCCTCCTCAGTGGCCTTTCGGGCGATCACGAATAAGCCGGCTTTGTCCTGGCTAAGAAAAGCAGCGAACGGGCGCAAGGTAGCCTCCTAATAGTGGTCGTGAATGCGTAAACCTTGCTTATGTGATTCGCCTAATTTGGCAACCCGGCTCATGTCGCGCGTGTTTGGCTTTGGCTCATTGCCTAACTGGCGATTTAGCTCAGCTATTGTAGCTTCTAGCGTTTTGGCATAGCGCTCTGTTTCGGCCAGCTTGTCTCTGGCCTCGTCGCACTCAATCCTAGCCTGCTTAACCTCGCGAAAGTTAGCCTCATTCACATCGAGCAAGCGCTTAATGTCACCCTGAAGCCCGGCTATAATCTCGTCTTTGGCCTTAATGGTGGCGGCTTGTTTTTCGATTGTCCGGTTGATGGCCAACGTTTCAGAGGCTGAAATAGTCCTTGTGCCAAAACGTGGCGCTGATGCTAGCGCGCCTTGATCCTTAAGTATCGCTTCAGTGGCCGTAAGCTTATGGCCGCTTAGGTGTTCTACCGCTGCCTCGATCATGTCCTCAA